GCGCCGCATGATCGTCGAGTATGTACGGGACCGACTGTCCGGCATGACCGAGGAGCAGCAGGTTCAAGAACAGCGCGAGCTGGCTCTGAAGCGGCGGGAAAGCGAACAGCGCAACGCCGCCAAGGAAAACCCTCAAACGCCGCCGCGTGCTGAGAGGCTGCAGCGGCTGCACGATCTGGATGAACGTGGCACCCAGATCATGGAAGCTCTCGACAACATCCCGTCTAATCGCACCGGGCGCATCCGCGAGAGCATCGACACGCTGCGATATCGGACAGCACGGCCGGGCGAGCAGCCCGAGGCGGTTCCTCGGCCGCAGATGACCGAAGTGCGGCTGAACGAGATGATCACTCGCCTGCATCGTGAACTGACCGAGGTCGAGAACGAAAGCCGGACACTGGCGCAGGACCTCAATCCGAAAATGTTGAGGGACGAATACGGGCTGGCGGGCGTGCTTGATCCGGCTGCCGACTTGACGCGGAGTAACAACTTACCAAAGGGAAGTTACGCCAAGCGCGTAAATGATTTCCTGTCCGGTCGAGACAGCATCCGGCCGAAGGGCGGCGGCACTGTACTGGACGCAGGAGGCAGGACGAAGTTCCGGCCTGCCGATCCGGCAGCGCGGCTGATCAACCACTATCTCGATGTCGTCGGCGAGGTCTCGGGCGACGCGCATGTCGTCGTGCTGACCGACGAGCAGATGCAAATGGCCTCCCGCCAGCGCGGCCTGCCGCCCGATACCCCGGCGTTCTACGACGTCAAGACCCATCGCATCCTGATCGGCCGCGAGGTCATGCACGGCCCGGAGCGCACGCGGACGCTGATGCACGAGTTGGGTCATCCGATGATCGAGGCGGCGATCCAGCGGTTCCCCGAGATCGGCCGTCGTCTCGACGCTATCCGCAAGATCGTCCAGCAGGAGTGGATGAACGGCAACCCGGAGGTCAGCGACGCGCTGGGCTACAACACCCACGCCTTCGAGAACGTCCACGAGTTCGTGACCGAACTGTACTCGGACGGCGGCAAGTTGGCGGAGGCCCTGCAGTCGATCAAGACGAGCGAAGCCGAACGCGCCCAATTCCAGACCGCCCGCGCCGAAGGGCTGCTGGCGCGCACCCTGCACACGATCAAGCGCGGGCTGACCAACCTGTTTTTCTCGGTCAGCAAGAAGCGCCTGCTGAACGACGCCACGATCAACTCGCTGGAGCTGTTCGACAGCATCCGCAAGCAGGGTCGGGTGCGGCCCCGCAGCGAGGACATCGCCCGGCCGATCACCGCCGAAGCGGCGCGCGACTGGGCGGTCGAGAAGGGCAAGGACGCGTCGGATCGGTTCAGGGAGCTGAAGACCTATCTCGGCAGCGGCAACCTGATGATGCAGTTCCGCGACATGTCCAGCATGGAGCATATCGGCAGCGAGGGCATGCGCCCGCACACCAAGGCGCTCAGCCAGATCGCCGACCGGATCAACGCCACGGCGCGCAAGCACGAGCATAACCCCGAGGTCGAGCGGATCGGCAACCGGCTGGCCGACCTCGAACGGGTCAACAAGCGGGCCTACGACGAGCTGATGAACTATCAAGCCGACGCGACCCACTGGCAGGTGCACGGCGGCGATCCGCTGTTCGAGGGCCGCAACAAGCACATCAGCCGGGACAGCGTGCAGCACGGCCCGCAGCGCGACATTCACGCCGAGCTGAGGGGGAAGTGGGACGCCATGACCCCGCTGCAGAAGGGGCTGTGGGAGGACATGCAGGGGTCCTACCGGCAGAAGCACGACGCCGTTCTGCACGAGACGGTCGGCATGGTGGTCGACGCCAAGAAGCTGATCCCCGATGGCGCGCCCGGTGGCATCCGGTCGAGGCTGGTGCGCTACATCCTCGACGGCGAGGAGGGCTTGAGCGACCGCGAGAAGCGGGCTCTCACGAGCTATGTCCCGGGCTACAACCCCGCCGACACCGCGCTGCACGCCGCCTTCAAGGCCGACATCGCCAAGCTGCGGGCGATGCCTGCGTTCAAGCGCCTGCCGATCTTTAGCCCGGCGATCCGCGAGGGCAACTATGTCGTCGAGGCGCGCTACGACATGAGCGGACACGCTCAGGGCGGCACCCAGCTGGCCCGCGAAGACGGCAAGCCGAGCGGCCACTTCGAGTTCCCCACGGCGGCGGCGCGCGACACCTTCATGCGCAGCGTGCACAACGACCCGAAGTTCAAGGGCGTGCGGCTGATGGATGCCAGCGACGTGGTCTATGCCAAGGACGCCAACGGCCAGATCATGCGCGACGCCAACGGCAAGGCAGTGCCGCTCACCGAGTACCGCGAGACGACGCGCAGGCGGGGCGACGAGATGGAGCCCGGCTACACCGAGACGACGACCGGGGCGGCGCACCGGGTGCGGCCCGCCGATGCAGGCAACGAGGGCGTCGTGCGCTATCAGGCGCGCTACAACCCCCTGCTGCTGGAGTTCCACGAACGCCAGCTCGACGCCCAGAACCGCCACATGGAGCTGCAGCAGGAGGCGGCGCAAGGGCACCTGAAGCTGAGCGACGTGCAGCCGATCCGCGACTTCCGCAACAACTACGTCGACCCGGTGCGCATGGATCAAATCCATCGCGAGCTGCAGGACAGCGTGACCAACTCGCGCGGTTGGCGGGAGATGGACACCACGACCCGGGCGATGGTGCTGAAGGACCTGCAGGAAGCAGCGGTGCGCACCATGGCCTCGACGTCGGCGCGCTCGATGCTGCCGCGCCACTTCGCCTTGGGTGCCCGCAAGAGCATGCTGCGCGACTTCATGGAGTACCACCGCCGGGCGGCGCACACCCTGTCGGGGCTGCAGCACCGCACCGAACTCGGCGCTGCCATGAAGGCGATGGACCAGTACGTCAATAGCACCCAGCACTGGGGCTCGCCGCAGGACCCGCAGGGCAAGTTCGGCATCGTCGATGCCCGGGTCGCCAAGAGCATGCGCGAGCGCCTGATGCGGCCTCCCAACGAGATGACGGAGCCGTTCTGGACCAAGGCGATGACGACAGTGCTGCGGGTCAGCTACCTCGACAAGCTGATGTCGCCCGCGTTCACCGTGCTGCAGGCCATCGAGCCGTGGATCGTGATGGCCCCGGCACTGGCAGGGCAGTACGGCTTCAAGGCGTACCCGGCGATCTGGCGGGCGATGCGCGACCTCAAGGCAGCGCGGACGATGGGTGTCGGCTTCCGCGACGCGGGCGGCACGTTCAAGCGCATGTTCACCGAGGGGCCGAACACCTTCCTGAAGCAGACCGACCTGATCAGCCGCCTCAAGGACAACATCCGCAACGACCCCGAGGCGCTGGCGCACATCGAGCATATGGAGAACCACAGCCAGCTCGACCGCAACGCCGGGATGGAGCTGCATCAGATACTCGACCCGAACTCCACCGTGTTCGGCTCGCAGTTCCTCGGTCGCACGCTCGACTGGGCCGACCACATGACGCGGCAGGTCAACAGCCAAGTCGAGGGGGTCAACCGGGCGGCGTTCGGGTTGGCAGCGTTCCGGCTGGCGCGCGACGGCGGCAAGAGCATGACCGAGGCGCACGAGTACTCCCGTGCGCTGGTCCACGAGATGGCAGGCAACTACAACGCCTACGCCTCGGCTCCGATCTTCAACAACCCCTACCTGCGCCCGGCCATGCAGTTCAAGCGGTATGCCGGGCGCATGACCTACCAGTGGGCGCGGACGTTCTACAAAGCCGGGCTCTCCATGGCGGGTAAGCTGCCGCCCGAGCAGCGCGCCGCCGCGTACCGGCAGCTGGCGTTCATGATGGGCACGACGATCTTCACGTCGGGCATCCTCGGGTTGCCGACCGAACCGATCAAGGCGCTGCTCAACATCACCGCGCCGATCACCGGCTTCGACAGCCAAGACGCCGAGCGCATGACCTACGAAGCGTCGATGAAGCTGCTCGGGCCGGAGCTGGGCGAGTTCTTGGCCAAGGGCGGGTTCCGCTCGATGGGTCTGGGACTGGGCGAGCGCACCGGCTACAGCAGCCTGTGGACCTCGCCCGGCCAGCTCGGCAACAAGCCGAGCGACTGGTATCAGGCGTTCGGCCACTTCGTTGCGGGGGCCCCCGGCTCGTATGCCGCCGACGCCGCACAGGGCCTGATCTCCGCTGGCAACGGCTTGGGGCATCTGGTCAAGGGCCATAACACCGAGGCGTCCAACCAGTTCGGCAACGCCTTCGAGAAGCTGTTCCCGTCCAAGGTGGTCGCCGACATCACCATCGCGGCGCGGCGCGCCATGGGTGGGCCGATGTACCGGGGCCAGAGCGGCATCCCGCAGGGTGTGCAGCCGACCGCCGCCGAGACGATCATGCAGGGCTTCGGCATCCAGCCCGCGCGGATGCAGCGGGTCGGCGAGCAGCGGCAGGCGATGAAGGACGACATGCGCAACATCGCCAACGACCGCAAGGAAGCCGAGCGCATCTACGCTCAAGCCAGCCCGCGCGAGCGCACGTCGATCCAGCGGCAGCTGATCGAGAACTTCAACGACAAGTACCCGACGAAGCAGTTCCCCGAGATCAAGCCGCTCACCATCGCCGACCTGTTCAAGGCGCAGCGCCGCGAGGAGGCCCGGTCGAGCGGCGATCCGTCGATGCTTGGTGTTACGATGTCCCGCCGTCAGCAGGCGATGCTGCCGAGGTACAGGATGTACAACACGCAATAGGAGGTCATCATGGCGAAAGGCAAACCCCCACCGTTCATGCGCAAGGGCGCAGCTGCCGCCCCTAAGGGCCCGCCGCGTCGGCCGCCGCCGATGGCTGGTCCGCCGATGGCAGGTCCACCTGCAGGCGCACCACCGCCGCAGGGCATGCCGTTCAAGCGCGGCGGCAAAGTCGGGAGGAAGTGATGGTCGCTCAGAAGTACGGCAACGCCGACAAGGACCTCGCCAGCCGGGTCGGCCGCAAGGGCAAGACCAAGGAGATCGGCGACAAGCCGCTGCGGGGGCCGGGCACCGACGTGAAGGTGAGCGCGATGGTCGGCGGCGTGGGCAACATCGCCGCCACCCGGATCACCAAGAAGATGATGTCGGGCCGCAAGACCGCGTCGTGATGCGTTACGCCCGGGGCGTAAGTCTCGCCCTGTGCCTTGCCGGGTGTGGTCCCCCTGAGATCGTGGCGATCTCGCCGACGCTGAAGTGCGAACAGGTGGTCAAGTGCCACATCTTCACATGGCAGCTTGGCCCCAAGAGTGTACTCGCGTTGTCAGGTACGCACGTCGTTTGCAAATGCGAAGGAGATTAACATGCTCGGCTTGGTCCTCGTCATTATACTCGTCCTCCTGCTGATCGGCGCGCTGCCGCACTGGCCGTACACGCAGTCCTACGGCTATGGCTACTGGCCGTCCGGCGTCTTCTTCATCATCCTGCTGGTCCTCGTCGTCCTGATGCTAACGGGGCGGCTCGGCACGCTCACGCTCTAGGAGGTCGCCATGCCCAGCAAGAGTGCCAGCCAGCAGCGCCTGATGCGTGCCGCTGCTCACACGCCGGGCGGCTATGGCGGGGTTAGCCAGAAGGTCGGCCGCGACTTCGTCAACGCCGACAAGAAGGTCGGCACAAAGTTTGCCAAGGGCGGTAAGATCAACGCCTACTGCGCAGGCGGCAAGGTGGTCAGCACGCGGAGGATGTGATGGCGAAGGAACGCAAGGTCCCCGACTTCACGTCGGACCAGCTGCAGCAGGTCGATGCGATCAAGCGGCAGGTGCTGAGCGACAGCCCGGCCAAGGCCGCCGACGAGCCGAAGCCGACACCGCGCCCAATGCTGCCGAACTTTTACTATCGGGGCGGCCGGGTCGACGTCAGCCCGAAGAACTACTTCGCCAAGGGCGGCGCGCAGCTGCCGCGCAAGGGCGTCGAGAGCAGGAAGCCATGAGTACCTACCGGCCCTACGACCGCGAGTACGCCAAGCACGACAACGAGAAGCAGCGTGAGCGGATGAAGGCGCGCTATTGGGCGATCAAGAAGTACGGCGAGGCGGCGCTGGCGGGCAAGGACCTCGACCACATCCATCCGCTGGCGGCAGGTGGATCGAACGATCCCAGCAACTGGCGCATCCGTTCGATCCACGACAACCGGGGTGACAAGTCAGTGCTGCACGACAAGGGCTACACCCCGACCCACATCAGGAAGGTCGGCGGGGTCTATCGGAAGGTGAACTAGCGTCGGCGTTCAGCAGGTCGACCAGCTTGTGGGCGAACACCATGTCGGTGACACGACATAGGACGCCGTCGTTCGACGTGACGATGTTGTACGACAGGGGCGGCCGGGCACTGCGCTCGGCTGGTTCTACTCGGTACGGTGTATCCATCGCTTCCTCCTCAGTTGAAGTCGAAGAACCCCGGCAGCAGGCTCAGGTCTAGGTCGATCACGTCTTGCCGTATGCCTTTGATCTCGGTGTTGGAAGCCAGATCGGCCTTGATGAACTTGACGCCGGGGATGTGTTCCCTGATCGCGACCAGCAGTTCCGACTTCCCGAGGTCGCGCTCCTTCTTCGTCCATCCAGTCAGGGCGCTGAGCCCGATACGGACGAAGCCATCGACGGATGCTACCCGACCGACGATGGACTTGTTGCGGACGTCGAACACGTTGTGATGGCCGATGTTCCAGCCGGTTGGCGGGTGGCCCATGTTGCGCCAGACATGCTCGGACATAAGCATGCGATCTCGATTGCCACCGATGAAGTCAGAGAGGAGGCGTTCGACGCCTTCACGGTTCGTGAGATTATTTGCCGAGTGCCTTCTACTGCCGCGCTGTTCCTGCAGCTGCTCAGTCATAAAGCCCGCCAACTGATCTATATTCATGGCCGTGTGATTGAGGTGGTTGGCGTACTTCGCACCACACAACGTGACCGCCATTTCAGCGATCCAGAAGCGGTCGTTGGTGGTTCCCTTTACGGCGTTATTCACGGCATCCTGCATCCGTGCCACGTTATCTCGCACGAGGTCGATGTTGGCTCCGAGGAACTTCGAGTACTCCAGTCCAGCATGGCCGCAGTTGCTTTGGAGCGAGCCGATAAGACGCTGGGCTACGGTATGCTCGATCATGCCGATCCCTTTGACGTTCTCGTAGGCGCGGACCTCCCATACCCGGTTGATGCCCGCGACCGTGCTGGGATCGTACTCGGCGAGATAGCCGTGTAGAGGGGAGTTACCAGCAGAGATCAGCATCGTCTGCCATGTATAAATCGGCATGGCGTGCGACGACCGATTGAGCCGTTCCTTGGTCGCTCCCGCCTGCACCTGCATGATCAGGTCGACCAGCTTCTTGTCGTTGCCCTTCTTCAGCTCGTCGTAGATCAGGGGAACGTTGCGCAGCTGGCCCAGCTTGTTGTTCACGGCATTGGGCGTGTCGGCGATCTTGGACAGCTTGGACGTGCTGCCCCACACTGCCTGAGCGACGTGCAGGGCAGTACTCTTGCCGGTGCCGCTATCGGGCGACCAAAGGTGCATCACGACGCCGTTGTATCCTGTCCACAGGAGCAGTGCCGCGCCATACGATGCTGCGACTACGGCGTTCAACTCTGGCCGCTGCTGGTCAGTGACCAACCGGGCAGCATCCTTCCAAACCTGCATGTCGCCGCGCGGCGTGTAGAGGTCGTCGATCTCCTTGTCGAGTGGCTGGATGTCGACAGGTGCCGAGCCGTTCCACCGCTTACGGCCATAGCACCAGCCGTTCCAGTCGCCCGCAGCGTTCTGCGACCAGCCGAACGGTTTGCAGTCGATGATGTTCTTTTTGGCGTTAGCCAGCTGCTGCGTAAATGCGACCATGAAACCCTGCAATAATTTGGCCTGCTCGGCGTCAGTGTTAAGCCCTTGAAGGCCCAGTAGTTCGCGCATCCTATCCAGCCGCATGATCTCGCCGTAGGTGAGCTGGATCAACCGGACAGTGCCGGGCATGATCTCGCAGTGGAACCCGACACCAAACGCGCCGCCCTCTGCCGACTTCTCGATGGCGCGGAGATTATAGATCGGTAGGTCGACAAGGTTCTTCGGTGTCGCGCCTGCTGCCGGGTCATTCGGGTTGCTGACCAGCTTGTAGATGCGCAAAGTCGGGGTCTGCCCGTAGCCGCTGGGCAGTTCCCGCTGCATGGGCACAATGGGCCCAGCAGGGACTGAAGGGGATGCAGCAATTGCGGCGGCAGCGGCAACTGCGACGACCACCTTGGGTAGGGCGAAGTTGAGCGGCGATCTGCCCTTCGGCAGGTGCGGGCAGACCCGGCACTCCTGCGCCCCGGCGTCGTGAATGGTGCGGCACTGCGGCCAGCCGATCCGCTGACTTGCGTGCGACCGCACGACCTCGTCGAACTTGGCGTCGGTCTCGCGTTCGCTGTAGGTCGCATGGCCGTCGCTCAGCTCGTGCGCGACCTCCTCGCCCTGCTGCAGGTAGTAGGCGACCTTCAAGGTCTCGAACCACAGCGGCTCGCCATACCCAGCGCCGTGGTTCAGCTTGGTTGCTTCAAGGAACCCGCAGCCGCCATTGATCACGTCCTCAAGGGTCGGCGTGTAGCCCTCGATGCCGTCATCGAGGCGGCCGGGCAGCGCCACTCCGGCGAACACCGCCGATGGCTTGCCGAGGTTCAGGTGCTGCGGCGCGCTCGGAGTTACGCCCCGCGCGTAAGCTACCTTGTAGGGGGTGAGGATACCGTCGAGCAGCGCCAGCGGGTACTCGATCCCGTCGTCGTGCGCCAGCACCGCCATCCGGGGCGGCGACCATTTGTGGTTGAAGGTGCCGGGGATGCGCATCAGCGCCACCGGGTTGGTCGTCAGCTTGAGGTCGGCCTTGTAGCCCTCGCGGCGGCAGGCTTCGGCCAGAGCGAACGCCAGCGGCTCCCAGACCGTCTTCAGGATCGGCTCGTCCAGTATCCAGTGGGCGTGGAAGCCCCCCGAGCCGGACAGGATCACCATGCTGGGTACCGGCAAGCCGACCTTACGCCGCCAGACCCCGAATTCGGTCAGAGCGTGGGTAGTGTCACGGTACTCGCCGTTCTTGATATCGACGTCGATCCAGATCGCCTTGTAGGCGACGGCATTGAGTTCAGCTCGGATCGCCCCCCGCCGCTCGCGGCCCGCCTTCGTCGTCGGCAGCTTGGTCTGCGACTGCAGGCTCATGCAGATGTACAGGTCCACCGGCTGACGCATCATGCCGTTGACGAACCCGACCGACGTCTGGAACTGCTGGAAGGCCCGGCCGGGCATTACGCCCTTGAACGGCCAGTGAATATTGACGAAGCCCTGCAGCGTGGCCGATGGCCACGGCACCACGCGAGCTAGAAACCTATCGACGTCCGACATGCCACTTCCCCCGGCGAACGGACTAGGCTGTCACGCTGCGCTTCTTGTGGCGCAGCGTGACAGGGCGGATCACAGCAGGTTCTTGACCGTACTCATGATCGAGGCGACGGCCGCATCAGGGCCTGCTCCGTTCGTCGGCGGGGTGGGCAGAACCATGGTCGGCTGGGCCCCGGGCGGGGTCATCGGCATGGCCTGAGCTACTGCCTCAGGCGTCGGCGCTGGAGCGCCAGCGATCTGGCTGCTGTCCATGTTGGCCGGCTGGACCGGCGGGGTGCGCGGCCGTCCCCGGCCCCGCTTGACGGGCTCCTGACCGCCGAACTGCGCCATGAACGCCGCTGCCATCTCCGGGGTCATGCCCGGCGGCAGGGTGACACCCGGCGGCAGGGCCGCCTGCGGCTGGGGCGGTGGCGGCTGCGGCTGGGGCTGCGGCACCGGCACAGGCTGCTGCACAGGCGGCGGGGGAGGCGGCTGTGGGGTCTGGGACGGCTCCGGCTGCGGCGGCGGGGTCTGGGTGGGCTGCGGCTGGGTCGCCGTTTCACGAGTGAACTGCGGCTTCTCAGTACCGGCCGTTACCGTCATGACGGTCTCGGCGACCGGGGTGCGCCGTAGGTGATCGGGCATCGGGTTGGCTTCCGCCTGCCCCTTCGGCTGGCCGTTTACGCCCGGGGCGTAACCCGTCGTCAGGGTGGTGTCGTCCCACGCCTCGGCGGTCCGCAGCTCGATGTTCAGGATGCGGTCGATCAGCGGATGGTTCATCATCTTGACCACCTGCTGGGCCTGCGCGTCGTTCAGCGCCGACATGGCGTCGAAGTTGAACAGCGGGTAGGCCGACTGCGCCTCGAAGGTGATCCGGGTCCAAACCTGAGCGTAGTGAAAGCCGTTGGCCTCCAGCGCGTTCTGGTAGGGGCCCAGCCGCTTGAGCGACGTCGGCGGCACGTTCAGCATCATCGGCCCGCCATAGTACTTGTTCTCGATGTCGCCGACCGGCACCACGGCCAGCCGCTTGCTGTCCATGCACGCCTTGCCACGCGTCGCTTCGCCGGTATCGCGGTTGACCTTGCTGCCCCAGACGTTCCACTGGCAGCCGATGCAAGTTGCGCATTGCATCTTAGGGACGCCGACGTCGGGCTTGAGCCCGTTGGTCGACCAGCAGTCGGGCGGCGCGCTGTCACCCTCGGAGAACAGGCCCTCGTACCACGCCTTCGACGGGTGCCCTGCCGACCGCAGGATGACCACGTCGAGGAAGGGCGACTGGATGATCGTGTTGTCCGGCATGCGGGCCTGCACCGGAGTGTACTGGCCCTGATACTTGATGCCCCACTTCGAGCCCTTGTAGCTGATCTTGGCGAAGCCTGCGCTGACGCCGTCGTCGAGCCGCTGGGTCGGCAGGTGGACGCCCTGAAAGGCGGTCGAGACCTGCCCGCCATGCTTAAAGATCGTCAGTTCACCAGTCATCGGTGTCTCCTCACTTGCGGTTTACTTGGACGGCGTCGTAGGTGCGAAAGTTGACGCCCGGGGGCACCTGACCGTCGTGTTCTTTTGCGAAGTCCTCGACGGTCTCGGGTTTAGCACGAAAGTCTACTAAGTCAAAGTTCTGATTTGAAATAACGAACTCACGAAACACTTGCGCATCACCAACGGTCGCGCTGCGCTTGCGGCTAATGAAGGCTACGCCTGCATCACACGAAAGACTAGACAAACGTTGGGTTTGCAGCAGACCCTTCAAGTAGTTCTCGATGCGCTCCATCGCCTCGTCGTACTCCTTCACCACTTCCTTCTGCTGCTTCTTGATCGCGTCACGCTTATCGCGCAAGGCGATGTAGCTGGTGATCATCTCGTTCAGGGTGTTGTCGGTCATAGGGCGCTCTCCATCTCCAACATCTTGAGCAGTTCGTCCTGCACAGTGATCTTCCTGCGCAATAGGTTGTAGATGTGGCGCTCGGACGCGGTGGCCTGCAGGTGCAGGAACAGCTGCTTGCTGGCTTGTCCTACGCGCCTGATACGCGCGTTCGCCTGATCGTAGATTTCTGTGGATGTAATCGGGCCATACCAGATGATCGTGTCTGCGGCGGTGAGCGTGATGCCGTGGCTGACACACTCGGGGTGGGCCTCGATGACACGCGGCTTCTCGCCAAACTGGAAGGCCCGGAAGATGCGGTCGCGCTCGGCCAGTGGCGTGTCACCACTTACCATCTCGTTGCTAACGTTCTCAGCGTCGAGCAGGTCCTTGATGCCTCGGAGCGCGTGCTTGAACGGCACGAATACCAGCACCTTCTTCTCGGCCGCCATGATGGTGTCGAGCAGCGCCTTGTTGCGCGCCTCGTTGTCGAGATGCGCCACCTTGCCGCCGTCGAGATAGACCCAGCCCAGCGAGACCTGCAGCAGCTTGGACATGACCGCGCCCGCGTTGGCCGCCTTGATCTTGCCCTGCTGCAGCAGGGCGAAGCAGTCGCGCTTGACGGCGTTGTAGATCGCCTGCTGCTTGTCGCCCATCTCGACGTCCATCACGCGGCTGATGAACGGCGGCAGCTCCATGACGTCGTCCAAGGTGAACCGCACGTTGGGCTGCAGGGCGGCGATGGCGGTCTCCTGAGAGCCCGGCCTCGGCGCGAACTTGAACTGGTTGATCCGGTACATCGTGGCGTCACGGAAGTTGCTGAAGTACTTCGGCACGGTGTGGGGAGTGATGATCTTGGCCTGCTGGAACACGTCGGTCGGCGCGTTCGGCGTCGGCGCGCCAGTCATGCCCCAGACGATGGGCTTGCGCTTGCACAGGTCCTCGGCGATGCGGGTCTTCTTCACCCGGTTGCGGTAGGTCGCCAGCTCGTCGATGCAGATCACGTCGATGTCGGGCCGCTTAGCGACCTCGTCGGCGATCACCCGCAGGCCGTCGTGGTTGATGACGTAGATGTCCTTGGGCTCGGCCAGCAGCTTGAGGCGCTTTTCCCGGTCGCCATGCAGCACGTTGAACTTGTACATCGGCGTCGTCAGGAAAATCTCGTGCCCCCATGTGAAGCGCAACGTCGACAGCGGTGCAACGACCAACATGCGACGACAGGAATTTGATCGCCGCAAATAATCGAAGGCCCACAGCGCACATTTCGTCTTCCCAGTGCCCATAGAGTTTAGGACGTAGGCGCGGTGGTTCTCGGTCAGCATCTCGACCGTGCGCCGCTGGATGTCGAACGGCTTGCCGCCGCACCAGTCATAGCCCGCCTCGGCGATGTGCGGGTGGACGGGTATGCCCATGCCCCTCAGGCTTTGCAGCATGTCAACACCCACCGCTGGAACGCATTGAGCCCTTCGGCTGTACTGATGATGAACACCTTGCCGCCGCCCGCCAGTATGTCCAGCGCACACTCGCGCTGGCGCGGCGTGAGGTTGACGTGGGGGTCGTCGGCCTTGGTCTCGATAGCGAAGTAGAAGCCCTCGATGCAGCCCTCGTAGTCGAGCCCAGACTTGCCGTAGCCGCCCGGCACCGGCATCCGGTAGTAGCAGCGCACCGGGCTGTCCTCGTCCGTCAGCACCTTGAGGAAGGCGGTGACGAGCCGCTTGATCTCGTACTCGTGGACGACGTGGCGCATCAGTAGGACCCCTTGCCGAAGTACGGGCAGCTGCTGACCGGGCAGTGGTGCTTGCACAGGCCAGAGGGGTTGGGGGGATACTCGCTGGTCAGCGCCGCCTGTCGCATCGCAGTTACGCGCGGGGCGTAACGAGCCCACAGGTACGGCATCTCGTTGCGGCTGAACAGCTCCTCGGTCTTGAGGTCTTCCTTCAGCCAGACGAACTGACAGAGCGCATGCGTCGCCTCGGGGTAGTGGGCGAACGCGGTGGCGGCGGTGAGCAGCAGCTGGTCGCTGCCCTCTTTGAACTTGCCGGTCTTCCAGTCGATGATCCTGATGTACGGCAGCCTGATCTTGATCACGTCGGCGACGGTGCGGAACCACGGCTGTAACTTTTTGTCGAAGTATTCACAGGGTTGCAGCTGATTGGTAACAGCCATCTTATGCTCGCAGCGGGTGACGACCTGCGTGCGGTCGGAGTTCTCCATCGCCCACTCGGCCCACTTCTCCCACTGCTTCATGCCCTCCGGCAGCGCCTTCAGCTTGCAGATGCGGTCGGCCAGAGCGGCATGAACCTTGAAGCCCCAGTCGCGATCCGGCCCGCCCTTGTCGACGAAGTCTTTCTTGATCGTGGAGTGGTAGAACTTCTTGGCGCAGGTCTCAAAGTTGTCGAGCGCGCTGAACGACCACGAGAATGGCTTGGCGACGGCCTTGCCGTCGAAGGTGGTGGTGACGCTCATGGCTCGCTCGGTTGGATCACTTGTTCGCTGCCGTCCTCGAAGATGATGATGCGCTTGCACATACTGCAGCCCTTCCTCTGCTCCAGTATCGCCTCGGTGTCCTGCAGCAGACAGGCCGGAGGACCTTGGCAGACCCAGATAACATAGTCCTCCGGTATAAAATTGCGATCCATAATCTACCATCCTGTGGGGATAGTGTCAAGTGGAAACTGTCGTCGCCTGTCCGTCCGGCCCGATGTACATCGCCTCCTGCCGCATCTCCGGGCCTTGGCTGATGTGGACCCACTGGTTGCCGTACTGATCTTCTTCCATGATCAGCTGGTCGAACGACAACGGCGGGTCGATCAGCAGGATGGCGTCGAAGACCTCTTTGGCGCTGCCGAAGTCGTAGGCGCAAATGTCGGCCGCCTGTCCGTACTGGTGCTGGCTGTCCGGCACGCCGCCGATAATAGCGTTCAGCTCGGGGCAGCGATAGCCGCTCGATACACTGATCGGCACGTCGCCCAGCGCCGCGCGGATCGTCTCCAGCATCCAGCAGGTGGTGGTGAGTTCGGCAGTTACGGTCGCGTCTGGTGTATTGTTGATGCCCGCGAGACAGGCGGTGTCGCTGAAGATCATCTCCTCCAGCGTGAAGTTCGGCGTGAGGTTTTGCATGATGGCTCCCTAGTTACGCCCCGGGCGTAAAAATCCCCCGACGACTGGGGAAGAAGTCGTCGGGGGTCGTCATGGGTCACTCGCTTGGCCGAGTGGTCCCCCTCTGAGATAGCCGGTCAACCCGAAGGCACACGGCGGGCATAGATGCTGCGCCGGATTGGACGGATCGTTCCCGACTACCAAGACAACCCACCCTTCGGGCGGGGCGTTGCGTTGGTGTACCGGCGAATTGGCGACCGGCAGATAGGCTTCGTCGCCGCAGCGGTCGCACTTGAAGTGGTGTTTGGGTTCCATCGTCACTTGGCATCTCCGTAGCGGTCGACGCCGTCGCTGATGGATGTGTCGAGCGGTACGTTCGGCATCCAGTCAGGCGAGCGACGCATCTCGGCGGCGATCAGGGGCTTGACGATCTCAACGTACTGGTTGGGGACGACGTATACTAGCTCGTCGTGGGTAGTGTGTGTCAAGCGGCAACTGTATTCTTCGAGCGGCTTCTTGAGGCGCACCGCGACCGTCATCGTGCTGCAGCGCGCGAGGAACTGGATGATGTTCTCAAGCCACTTGCCGCCGTACAGCTTGGTGGTGACGCCACCATAGTCGAACACCCACTGACCCTCGTCGTAGCGCAGGTTGTGGTAGTACAGGCAGAGCCCGGTCGGCCCGACGATGCGGCCCTTCTCGAACCGGATCGGGCCATACTCGAAGGTGCCGCCGGAACCGGCGATGATGCCGAACTGGCGCGGCAGCCAGTACCACATCGCAGCGATGCGGTCGTAGCGGCGACGGAAGCCCTGCACCACGCGCTCGCTCTCGAAGTCATCGAGCCACACGGGCTCGCCGCCCGCCTTGAAACTCTCGACCCAGACGCTCTGCTGGAACCGGGGAGCGGCGGCTTGGTAGCCCAGCTGCAGCACGCCGATCTTGCCGATGAAGCGGATTACGCCGATGTCGTCGGCGAAGTTCTGGTAGACGTCGTCGCCTCGGGCGAACTCGTCGAGCAGGTTCTGCTGGCCGCAGAACCCGGCGTTCATGCGGCACTCGATCTGACGGGCGTCGGCGACGATCAGCTTGTGGTCCGGTGGAGCCATGATGGCGCGGCGGATCGGCGACGTGCGCCCCCAGTTCTGGCAGTTCAGCTTCCAGCCACCGCCCAGCCGGTGGGTATGCGCCGCACCGACGATCAGCGGGATCGGCATAACCTGAGAGCCGCCATGATGCGGGAAGTCGAGGCCGCCGATGTTGATCATGCGCTGGGTGCGGGTCTCCTCGATGGTCGACTTGAAGCCCAGCCGGGCCTCGACAATGGCAACGACGCGCGGGTCGTCGTGGTCGAGCAGGGCGAGGAATTCGGGATCGGTACGGGAGAAGGCATGGGTCATGAGCCCAGTGGTCTTGCTCAGCTTCATCGGCGGCTCGACGCCGTAGTTGTTCAGCAGGTCGGCGAACTGAGGGTTGCTCATAAGCTGGGACTTGTCTTCGAGCCCAGCAAACATCGCGTGCATGAACAGCTTCTGCTTGCTCCACTGGACCTCGCCCAGATGCTCGTGCAGCAGATCGGTATCGAGCCTGAGCGTGGGCTCGATGGCACAGCGTGCGATGATGTCGTGCAGGATCAATTCCTCGGGCGGCAGCAGGGGAAGCAGGTGGAGGAAGATCGCGCGGCAGATGGCGGTGTCCTGCAGGCAGTAGGCTGCCTCGTCGTCCCACAGGCCATTGGCGATGATGTCGGCGCGGGTCATGCCCTTGACCGTCTGCACCATGGTGCCCTTCCGCAGGCCGAGGTACTGGGCGATGGTGCCGAGATCGACGCGCTTGAGGATGTGGGCCAGCAGGGTGCGGGCCATGGCCAGCGTGTCGACGATCAGCTTGGGCACATAGTCGTAGCGCCAAGACAGGATGGCCATGTCGAACAGCGCGTTGTGCGACACCATGGCGACGTTGTCGGGCAGGTTGTCGAGGAAGTCGGGGATGTCCGGTCCGTCGATCAGGAAGGGCGTATCGGTGAAGCCCTTGGCGACGCCGAGGCAGATCGCCTCAAAGCGTGGGTCCAGTATGTAACTGGGAGGATCGAGGGAGCGGAGGGTGTAGTCGCTACTGTAAAAAGTTTCAAAGTCGACGAACCAGAATTCAAGGTCGTCGTTACGCGCAGGGCGTAAGTCGGGCATGGTCCCCATGGATGAAGTGTATGCCGGGGGGACCATGCGTCAACCTTACGAACGGAAGTGGTGTTGAAGATTGTATTCAACCGGCAGCTTATTGTCCGGTATCGGCACGTCAGCGATCAGCTGATGCGCGGCAACCGTCTGGTTGGTCGGAGCCAGCAGCTTCCGCAGCCCTTGCGTCAGCTTCACATTGAAGGCCGCCATTCTATTGGGCGTTTGTAGCGCGTCGGCAAGATCACTTTGCTTGGCATCGCGCAGGAGCGGCACGATGCACGGCCAGTAGTAGGCCAGCTGATCGAGCGAGCGGCACTGGACATTCATCTGATCCAGCACCACCCGCACGGCAGCGAAGCGATAGTGGATGCCGATCAGATCGTCCGCCACCTGCTCGAACTTTGCTTTCAGTTCTGCCGGGGTGTCGGGTCGAACCACTACGGGGCGGCTTTGCGTCGAGCCTTCCTTGTACGGCACATAGAAGGCGTCGGGCGTTGTAACGCCAGCCCACAGGAAGCGCATGAATACGTCGCCCCCACCGTACTCACTTGGCACTGGGTGCTTAACATACAGTTCCTCCACACGGCCGGTTGGCTCGCACAAGTGATAGGCTTCGGTCAGCGTGGTGTGATACGCCGGGTCGACGAACATGACCAGCAGGTCGCTGATCGTGAAGGGTTGCTTGGCCAAGGTCGCTTGGTGATGCTCCATCCGGTTGATGGCTACATCGAGCGATGGCTTGATCCGTTTCGATATAACTCGCTGGGGCTTATTTAGCGCCATCGGTCCTCCAGTTACGCCCGGGGCGTAAGTTTACAATTACCATATCCTCACCACCGTGTCAAGGGCTTATCGCGTGCCCAGCATGAAGTCGTGCGCCCATGTCTGGGTGTAGCTGCAGAACGGGCATATCCAGCCGCGCGTCGTCGGCACGAGGACGCCCTTGTCGCCTGCCATCTCGGGATGGTCGCCCCGGTTGGCGCAGGTGAACGGGTGCATCTGCACCGGCAGGTGCTTGTTCTCCTCGGTGGCTTCCTCGAACGGGCCGCGCCACGGCCCGAACTGCCAGCGCCATAGCGCGACGACCTGCTCGGGCGTGAAGACGTAGTTGTCGTTTGGCATGTGGTCCCTCATGTTTTCGCATCGTTGTAGAGCGGTATCGTGTAGCCGAAGAACTCCCATTTGCGCGTGTCCTCTCCATTATCGTAGTTCTTGCCGAACACCGGCTCCCATTCCGACATGGTCCAACGGGTGAAGCCCGTTGCGACCCACGGGTTGATGGGGTCGTTCCTGTTGTAGTACAGGCCGAACGACGAGGGGTGAGCCAGCCGCACATAGGCGGCGTTCGCCCGGCTCACCGGCATCGGTGCCTTCTCAATCGTCCGTGGGGACATGGACGATGGAGCCGAAGGGGTACTTTTGCGGCGCGCCACTGATGTCTCCCCAGATCACAGGGTAATCGGGTTCGTGCTTGGGGAACCTACCATCGCCATCGGTCAGGTACAGCAGCACATCGGGGTGCAGGTCGTTGTCCTCGATGTACTTGAACACCGGCATGAAGTCGGTGCCGCCGCCCCCCGGGATGCCGTCGTAGATCATCTTACGCACGTCCTGCACGTCGTGGCAGACGTCGACCCGCTTGACCTCGGTATCGCACCACACGACGTGTGTCTCCTCGGGCTGCACGTCCTCGATCATGCCTGCGATCTCGCCGATCCAGCGATGCACCCGGTCGGCGCTCTGGAACACCGACATCGACGTATCCCCGCCGATGATCACCAGCCCCGCCCCGTGGCCGGACATGCCGGGCGAGCCGATGCCGCGCGTGATCATGCGCCTGTCGAGCCTGCGGAAGTCGTAGGCCCCCGAACCCATGATGCGGGTGATGTGCCCGCGAACGTGGTCGGTCCAGTCGACCACGGGGTTGAGGATGCTGTCGAAGAAGCGTTGCAGCGCGGCAGGCATCTTGCCCTGTGCGCGCTGTATCTCGGCAGCTTGGTTCAGCACGATCTCCCATGCCCCGTCGTTGCGCTGCGGGATGTTCTGCGGGTCCTCGCCCGTGCTTTGGTGCGGGTCGAGATGGATGTCGAACTGGCCCTCGTAGACCCCGTTCTCCAGCTTGATGTTGATGAACACCCTCGTCATCTTCGAGAACTCGCGGAAGTACGCCTCGATCCACGTCGTGTTCTCGTCGGCGACGGCGACGTTGAGCAGCCAGTCCTTGTTGAACTTGCCCAGCTTAGACGCCACGAGGATCGCGTTGATGACGTAGTCCTGCATGATGTTGGCGAACATGTGGTTGTACGGCAGCGACTTGCTGCCGACCGTGATCTTGCCCTGTCGCAGGAAAGTATGCCCCATGCGGACGTGGTTCAGCGCCTCGTGCATGACCTCGTGCAGCACGATGAAGCAGCGTTCCATCAGGTCGTACTTGAAGAACCGCTTCGGATTGAAGATCAGTTGCCAGCCATCGGTCGCCGCCGTGTGCTGGTCCATCGGGTGGTCGAGGGTGAACAAGGCGACGTCATCGTCGCCCGTGTTGTGCAGCATGGTGTAGATGATGTGGACGAAGCCCGGCGCTATCCAGCTGAGCGCCGCCAGCGTGTCCTGCCATAGGCGACGCTGCGAGGGATCGAGCGCCGCCCGCTTCAACGGGCCTCTCTGTCCGGTCGTCGTCATTGCTTGGTCTCCTTCGGATGGTGAGGGCGGATACGCGCGATCACGAGCTGCGCAAGGATGATCTTGCGACGTTTCTCGGGGCTCAATTGCGCTTCCTCGACAGTGATCAAGCTGACGGTCATGTCGTCGTTGAACACCAGCAGCTGGCCGCACTCGATGCACAAGGTGCAGTCGCCCGGCCGGGGATTGCCCTTGCCGGTTAGGTTGCTCGCATGGGTGAACGTGTGGCCACACTTGAGACAAAAGCAGGTTGGGATGTTGAAAACGTCATCTTTCATTTCATCCTCCTCTTGCGCTTGCGGATCAGTCGTTCGATTACGCCCCGGGCGGAACTCCCGGGTTTTCGGATTTCACGCTTGCCGTGCTTGCACGCCGCCGTGCCGCTGGCGAACAGCGGCACCGGGCTTTCGTACTCGAACACGGACGGCGCGATCTTGTGGTGGTGCAACCTGAGAGCCAGCGAGTTGGCGGCATGGCAGCCGACCCACCCGGCGCATAATTGGCCGTCGTTCTGGTGGCAGAAGAACAACGCGGTCGCTCCTTTGAGCGCCTGATGGATGATCTGCCCGTCGTAGTCGGGCAGCTTGTCGTACTCGTTGGCGGCCCACACGCCGCTCGGCACGTCCTTGCGATAAGGGCAGGACCTGCAGGGTGCCTTCGCGCAGGTATACTTGATCATGTTGGCGACTTGAACAGACCGGCCCAGCCCATCGCCAAGAGCAGGACCATCCAGCCGACGAACATCATCAGGTAGCCGAACATTTCCTTGAGCAGTTTCATCTAACCATCCTTCAGCTTGGGGTCGATGTGGGTCTCGGTGTTGGGGCCGATGAAGGGCTTCATCATCTCCTGCATCGCCTGCTCGGTCGGCGCGACGAAGATCATGATCTCGCCCTCGATGCCGAGGAAGTCGGCGCTGGTCACGATGGGCTTGCCCTCCATCAGCTTGCCGATGTTGCCGTGACTGAGGCCGATGATGCCGACCATCTTGCCGGTCTCCTTCGATGCCGCCGATGCCTTCATCATGACGCTGCTCCTATGGGGATGTCGGTCTTGCCGTCGTTCAGGTCCTCGCCGTATAGCTCGATCTTCGGCACAGTGGTGTCGCCGCAGATCAGCACAGCATCTGAATGAAGCTGCCGACCAGCACGTTGCAGGGCTTCGGTCAGGGCCTGCATGCGGTCGGCAGTGTCGATGCCTGTTACCTTCAACTCGATGTGGAACGCCTTGGTCGCCATGGTCACTCCCTCAGGTACAGTCCGTTGGAGATGTCGTTGAACGCTTGCTGCAGCTGCTCGTCGGTGGTTTGCCCGGGGATCACCCGCACATGGTAGGTATCCTTTCGCTTGGGATCGACCACGACCTCGATCATCTTCCCATTGGCCGGTCGAAAGGCGGGGTCGATATTGATGGCAATAAACCTCACGGTAGTTCTCCCCATTATACATCTGGTGCACAGAGAAGCTAGGGGGCTTGCGCCCCCTAGCCTAGCGATACCTCATTACGCCCGGGGCGTAACTTACGCCTTGGTCACGACCTTGCGCTTGCGGATCGTGCCCGCCTTCTTCGCCACGACGTTGGTCGCCTCGGTCTTGTCGACCTCGACCAGCGCCTGCTCGACCACGGTCATGCCGGGCTCGCCCGTGACCGGGATCGGCACCCCGACGTTCACCTTGGTGCCCTCGGCGAGCATCATGGTGTAGATGACGGAGCCATCGGCCATCGCCAGCACGTCATGGTAGCCACCGCGAGTGATGACGACCGGGACGTTGGTCTTGCCCTCCCACGCCTTCTTGAGCGCGGTCGGCGGGGTCATGAACTTGTTCGAGAACTCGATCTTCTCGACCCAGCCCTCGACCTGACCCTTGATGCAGACGAGACGGGTATCGCCCGTCTTGTCCTGCGGGTAGAGACCCCGCAGATTGTATCCACCCGGCAGCGTTTCGACCTGAAGGCGCTCCTCCTTCTTGGCTGCACGATGCGGGACGTGGATGCTAGCTTCGCACATAGTCTACTCCATACTTGAGGTTAAGTTTTTACGCTACGCTTACGCTCGGGGCGTAACTGCCCCGCCACAGGACGGCAACGGGTCAACGCCCGTTGCCGTCTTTGCCGAAGTTGAAGTGCATGTGTTCGCGCAGATCGCGGGCAAGGCTGTCGAAGTCGAGGTAGACCTTCTTCAGCACGATGATCCCTTGCTGGGTCGACGACGACTGCTTGCGGATCACCATCTGTGCGCCATTGTCCATCTGCTCGATGGTTGCCTTGAGGGTATGGTCGTTGCGCTCGACCTCAATGGTCCGAGGTTCTTTCAACGGGCTCCTCCTAACGCGTTGATCAGCGCCACTAGCTCGGGCTGATCCTGTGTCCACTTCGCGAACGGCTTGCTGTTGACCAGCCGGAAGTTACGGCGGGTCGCGGCCTTCGCGAAGGTGATGTGGAACTCGGGGCGCAGGCGTCGCACATAGGTGACGCCCTGCTCGATGGTCTTGTCGTCCACGTTGTAGGCGGCGAGATGCGCCACCATCAGCTGCGCTCCTGCATTGGTCGGCACCTTGGCTCGGCCCGGGCCGCGCACGATGTCATCCCAATCCGGTATGTCGTCCTTGAACTTCAAGAACGTTATCAAGTCTCGGCTTGCAGGCGCGCCAATCTGGCCGCCTGCCGCCTCGGTGAACCCGTCAACGTCGGTCAACGCGCCATCGCTGGTCATGAAGCACCGCTTGGCCACGGCCTCCAGCATGACCAGCGAACGCGCCGTGCAGTACGGTCCCTGCTTCTCGGGCAGCTCGCCCGAGAAGACCACCGCAGGATGCTGCTCGGCGAACGCCTTGAACACCGGGTGGATGTCGTTGCGGTCGGCCCAGTCCATCCATGCAGCGATGGTCTGGGTAGCGAGCAGCAACGCCTTCCGGTTGATGATGAAGTCGAACTCCTTGGTCGAACCCTGCCGACCATCGTCGGCATGGTTGGTCAGCAGGATACGGCCAGCTCCCTTCTTGAGGTACCAATTGCCAATCCCCCCATACAGGAGAACAGGCGCGGCGGCCTTCTTGACCTCCGGGTTGGCCTTGTCGAACTCCTCGAGCACCAGCACCGGCACGTCGAAGTCGTTGAGCCATGTCGATGCCTGTCCCGGGTCGGCGCGCAGGAAAACAGGAGCAGACCATTCGCTGATCATCTGCTCCTGCTGAGTGCCATCCGGCATGGTGATCTTGACGAGGCGCGGCATGAGGTACCCCGTCACGTCGGGCGGGGTCCACGTTGCCGCGAAGTGTGCACCGATGCCCCAGCTTTTGCCGGAGCGCCGGTTCTGGTCATGGACGAACTGGCGAACCATGTCCGTCTTGCCGATGCCTGATCTACCTCTAATCTCGACGCACACATTTGCTGCGATGTAGTGCGGCAATAGTTCGATGATCTTGCTGAGGTCCATTGTCGTTCGCCCTCTTTCTGTTGGCGCGTTGAATAGCCTGCCTGACCCAGCCCTTCTGTTTGTAGGGCTCGATCTTGCCTTGCTTCACGCGCATCCAGAACTCCGCTCCCTCGCTGGTGCGGATGCGAACGCCGGGATGCCGTCTCGATTGCTTGACCTGCAGTACCGTCGCTCCCATCGACCTCGCAGCGTCGCGAACGATCACGACAGTGTCGCGGTTGGTTAGGTTGCGCGTGCCCATTGCTTCTCCTTGAGTTACGCTCCGGGCGTAAGTCGGATGCGGAGCCCTGCCTTTTGCAGGGCCTCCTTGAGTGGCTTGGCGTAGAGCGCCGCTACCTTGATTTCGAGGTCGCGCAGCTGATCGGGGAGGAAGGTTCCTCCGGCGATCACCTTGCCGCCGTACTGGCCGACGATGCTGTGGGCGGCCAAGTCACGCGTGTCGCCCGGCCGTCCGATGAAGTCTGCGGTAAACGTCTCGTCTTCCATGTCAGTCCTCCTAATCGCCGTACCATACCCACCAATGAAACTGCTTACAGGCTTGCCGCCATGTCAGGCCGCTCCACCATAGCTTGCACACATGCACTGGCCAAAAGGCAGCTCGGTCCATGCGTTCCTCGTATGTATGTGGTCTTCGCATTATTCCTCCTCGATGGGTTCGTCGGTGTGGTACGCGATCAGGATATCATCCCGATACTTCTTCAGCTTCTCGGCCTCGCACTTGCTGCAACAGTAAAACAGGAAGATGCCATGCCCGTCATGCTTGGCGTAGCGTTGCTCGGTCGAACCGCAGGTGCAGTTGGTTAGCTGGTACTTCATCGAATACTCCCTACTTGAAGTTTACTCCTTACAACCCACGATGTCAATGAACCTGAGAGCCATCGTTCCATATCTGCCGCAGGCGCTGCAGGATGGCGACGACCTCGGGGCCGACAAAGGCGACGCCGCTTTCGGGCGGATCACCCGTGAAGATGTGGTCGTACAGTGGCCGACTGAGATAGATCACCGTGCCGGTTCGCACGACTTCGTCGGGTGCCTTATCCGGGTTGGACTTGGTCGGGTCGATCTCGACCAAGGCGATCAGGTTGTGAATGTGGTGACGCTTGTGCTGCAGGCACAAGCCCCAGTCTAGCTTGGTCCTCGGCGGTCGCTTGCCTTTGTGGATCAGCACACCGCCGGTCGGGTATCGGCGCAGGCAGACCATGCAAATCTCACGTTCCTTATACACTCGGGCTTTGTCCATTTCATTCTCCCATGACTGAACGACGAATGGCCCGCCATGAGGGCGGGCCATCCAGATCGGCTAGTGCTACTCGAACAGGGACCTCAGTGAATTGATGCCCTTCGGGGCATCGTCACGCACAGAGGTCACGACATGATGCGACACGCGATGCAGCCTGCCGGTCTTGCCCTTGCCCTTGGGCTTGTAGTGCGCCCCCAGCTTCTTGACGCCGCGCGGAGCCTCCAGCTTGTAGTCGCCTGCCTGCATGCGACCACCCCGGTCGAAGATCATCAGCTCCAAGTAGAGCGACTTCGGCGTCATGTAACGGCTGACCGTGCCATCCTTGTGCATGACGTAGGTCATTGTCTTGTGGACCCTTGCCGTGGAGAAGTTCTCCTGTCGGCACAACGCATTGGCGGCAGCGCAGTAGTCACCATCCTTTCGCTTGCTGCCGCCGATATCTTCTTCGGTGATGTGAAGCACCAGATCACGTTTCGCGTCTTTCACGGGTAAGTCCAACTTTCGTTTGGCCATCGCTCAGTCTCCTGTCGTTGTTGAATGTCTCGTCGTCGTCATCGTCATTGATTACGCCCCGGGCGTATGTGAACCGACTGTATAGTGGTTCCCAATTCGCACCGTCCTTATACTCCAGTTTTTGCGGCAGGTTATTAAGCAGCCGCTCGTCATCCTCGATGCGGTCGATGTCGATCTTGGTCAACACCCATGCCGTCTCGGGGTCGTCAGTCCAGCCCTTGGTAATCGACCAATACAGCAGGCGGTCCTCGGGCCCATGCCATGTTAGGGCATGTGGCGTAGTGTCGTTGATATCGTCCTCGTCGATCATTGGTTGCTCCATCCATGTGAACCCCCTTAGTCCTCAGGGCCTCTCACCACCCTGTTACAGCGTCAACCGTGTCTTGCGGCTTCTGCCAGCGATAGCCGAAGCCGGTGTAGTTCTCTATCCAGTCCCATTTGGGATCGCAGTTCTCGAACTTGCGCCTGATGCGCTTGACCAGTGACCGCACGTTGGTGCGATAACCGTCTGTCCCACCCGCCGCGAAGCCAGCGTAGTGGACGTTGTCGTAGACCACGCGATACGAGATGAACGTGCCGATGTGGTCGATCAGTAGCCCGACGATCCTGAACTCGGTCGTCGTCAACTCGACGTCGTTGCTGCCCCAGAAGGCGCGCTGCATGGCGAACTGCAGTCGCAGTTGTCCCAACGTCAGGTCCTTGCGCGTCGGCTGATTGCGCAGGTGCCAGTAGTTGTGGATGACCGTCAGCAGGTAGTCGGTCGTCACGTTGGTATAACCGCGACGCCATGTATCGAGGTAGTCACGCAGCGCGTTCGGGTTCTTGCTGCGGTGTAGTTCCTGCGCCTTGTTATGCGCAGCCGTGGCTTGTGACACGTCAGTCTCCCTCACGTTTATGGTTCGATGTTGACCAGCAGCCATCCCGTCAGGACAGCCAGCAGCAGTAGCCCGAACATCGCCTGCTCTATCCGAGCTAGGCTGAGCGTCGGTATCGACTTGAAGATGCTGATGTAGGCTGCCAATGCTCCTGTTGCCGACAGCAGCACCATTAACCCCATCGTCCAGTATAGACACGACATCGTTGCTCCCTTTCATCTACTTACCTTTCACTTCTCACTCGTCGTTTCTTCAACAGGCTGATCCGTACAGCCCGCCGCTTACGCGCGGGGCGTAACTTGCCGCGCGCTTTCCTGAGAGCTACACGGCGAACCACTGGCGGTTCCTCCGCTGCCCTGCGTTGTTTGGAATAAACAACAGGTCGAGCTGCGCCGTCATATCATCTAGCGGGCGGCGCAACATGCCCATCACGTCGGCCAGTACGAAATCGTACTCGGACATCAGGCTGATTATGTCCCGCACTTCCGGGCCATCCTTGACGGTCGACAAGGTACTGGTCTCGACGATCACGGCAGCCACCTTGTCGATCACCCCCTCCATGCCACGCAGCACCATCAGCTCGGCCCCCTGCACGTCGATCTTGACCAGTGCAGGGGTTCTGAACTTCGGGAACATGTGGTCGAAGCGGCGCATCGGCACGGTGTCGAAGCGCACCACGTTGGCCTTGTCGTTGAAGTCGGTCATCATCGACGAGCCCAACAAGTCTTTGTGAATGGCGAAGTTCGCCATGCCGTCGTGGTCGGACAGCGCGATGAAGTGCAGCTCGGCGCGGCCCTTCATGTAGCGTTGGATTTTCTCCATGTAGGGCCAGCCCTCTTTGGCGGGCTCGATCAGGTGGTAGTGCGCCTCGGGATACATCTTGTAGAGTTCCCATGTCCCGAAGGCGACGCCGATATCGAACACGGTGACGGGCACAAGCCCGAACTTGGTGAGCGACGTCGTCCACGACAGCTCGGTACGCAGCCATGGCATGTGGTGCTTGTAGGGCCGCAACAGGTCCTTGATCACCCGCTTAACGTTCATTGCTTGGTACCTCCAGATGGATGCCGCGCACGGCATAGTGACGGGCGTACTGATCGTTCGCCCACTTGATCAACTCGTCGATGCTTTTCTCGGCGTTGCGCAGTCGGAGGAACATCGAGTAGTTCATACCGACCAAGAACGTCACCAATGACAGCAGTAGCCACATGTACATGTTGTCCTCCTAGTGTTTGGTTTGGTCCTCGTCCTCAAGCACCATGCGGCCGACCATACCCGACGCCTTGATGCCCGCGCCTTCGCCCTCGATGCAGCCCTGCAGGGGATCGAGCAGCATGGTCGGCGTGTCGGGCAGGGTGTTGGCGGGTCGGCTGATCTCGTACATCGCGATCAGCTGCATGCCCTTCTCAATCGCGTTGTACATCAGGCCCTCGCGCCGGTCGGGGTTATCGTGGAGGCTCTTGTGCGGGTCGATGGGCTTGTCGCCGTCCTTCGTTACCGTCACCATCCACGTCTCGGATATGACGATCACAGCCTTGACCTCGTCACCCTCGGCTACGTTTCGATGCAGACTATGCACGATGTCCTTGCCCGGTGGCCCCTCGAAGAACATGCCGAGCGGGATGACCGCGACCGTGACTTTGGGGTCGGTTGGGAAGACGAACATGGCGGGGACGTGGTCGTGCCCGGCCCCGATGATCTCGCGTGCCATCGGCAGCAGTTCGTTCAGCTGCTTCTTGAACCACGCGATGAACTCGGGCGTTGCTGGCCTAGTCTTCATGATGCTTGTCCTCTTGCTTGGGTTGGTCGGGCAGTCGATCTGCGTCCTCGCGCAGGAACGCTGCGGTGGCGAGATAGGTACGCTTGTTGAACTTGATCGTCGTCGCGCTGGCCTGTTTCTCCAGCTCGTTAGCAGCCTCCAACAGTTGCTGTCGTGTCAATACCATTTGACGTTGCCCCTCTATTATCCCTGCCTCAAGTTACGCCCCGGGCGTATATCACAAATGGGGGCGGCTAACCGCGTATGGCTCGTGACACCATTAGCGGGCTACTCACCGCCCCCATCCACCACCCGACTTACTCCGGTCTTCCCTTGTCGGGTGATTGCGCCCTCCTCGTTTACCGCTTTTTCTTGTTCGCGCCCTGCCGCTGGACGACCTTGCGCTTGGCGTCCTGCTCCTTCGCCTTCTCCCGCGCCTTGACCATCGCCTTGGTACCGCCGAGGTCGTCGATGATGCGGGCAACACTGTTGCGCGCCGTCTTCGCCGTCGCGTTGGTCCCTGCCGTGTCAGGGTACTTGTTGTTCATGATGTTCTCGATCTGGCGCAGCGCGATACCCCACAGCTCGACCTCCTCGCGCGGAACCTGAGAGCCGTCGTCCTCCGGCATGAGGATGGCCTTGATCTGCTCGTCGTTGAGCGGCACACGGGGCTCGTCGCATTGTCGGCGCGCCACTTCGAGCAACAGGTCATCGACCTGCCCCGTGATCTCCTCGTCCTCGCGGATGACCTTGAGCGCGCGATTGAACACGCCGAGCCCGCCTTGGTCGACGTCGTGGATCAGCGGCAGTGAGCCCAAGGTGATCATGCGATTGGCCTCACTCACCCTGATCTTGTAGTCCTTGCCGTCGGACCCGGCGATGCGCTTGCCCAGCTCGCCTGCCTTGCGCTTGCGGGCATCGGCGAAGCGTTGGTAGGCGATCTCGGGGTCCGACGGCGGCGATGTGGTATCGCCCTTCCTGCGGCGTACAGCAGGGACGATCCAACCCATGTGGGCGGCCTCGACGGTGGCTTGGAACCAGCCGACCTTGGAGGTATCGCCTGCGCCTGCGTTGGTGCCGAACTGGGTACACTGGTCGAAGAAGCCTTGCCTCTGGGCCTCGATGTTGGATGGGGGTGGTGGTGCGGTCATTGCAGCTTGAGCCTTGGCGACTGACATGTTCATGCTCCCAAGTTAAGTTACGCCCCGGGCGTATGTTACGCCCGGGGTAACTATTTGCAAATGACTTCTTACGCAGCGACCTTCTTCTTGGTCGCCACCGGGACCGTGGTCTTCTCGGCCTCGCGGATCGCCTGCTTGACCGCCTTCATGCCGGGCTTACCCGTCAGCTTGGGCATGGGCGCACAGGTGTCGAGGTCGTAGTCGAGCAGCCACTTGTAGTGCTGCTGCCACGACCTGACGCTGTTGCGCAGGTATTCATTGGGCTTGTTCCTGAGCCCCCGCCGATACTCGTTGACGTACCGCTTGGCAGCGGCTTCGGTGTTGATATGAACACACATCAGTGGTCTCCCTATGGTCAGTGTTGAGCACGCTTACGCTTACGCTACTTCCGTCTGAAGCCCTGCACAGGACGGGCTGCCGCCCATGTCTCCAAGGCTTCTAGCCGAGCCATGATGTCGGTGATGCTGCCCGGTTTGGTCGGCTTGACGATGTCGCCGATCAGTCCCTTGCGCAGGTGGATGACGTTGGTGATGTTGGCCTTGCCCTCCATCTCCTTGACGATGCGCTCGTCGTCCCAGCCGTCTTTGTAGGCTGCCGTGCCATCGGCTTGGCGCACGCAGTTGGCCTTGATCAGCTCGCCGAGGCGAACAATGTCGGGATGCTTCAGTACACTTTTAGCCATTGGCCTGTCCTTTCTGGAGTACAACCTCGTACTTGTCGGGCGGCACACTGAGCATCAGGGTGCGACCGTTGTCCCACGCCACGCTGATCTGGATGAAGCCCATGGTGCGGAGTTCATTGACGTAGGTGACGACCCCTTCGCAGCCGACCGGGATCGGATCGGGGTCGAACATTTCGAGCAAGCGGATACGCTTGCCGACCAAGTCTGTTGGATTAACCATCGACGATCCTCGCGTTGCTAACCTGAGAGCCTTTGATGCGGTGGACGAGCGTGTCGCCCAACCGCATGCACATGCGCACCCACGTCCCCCTGAAATACTCCTCGTCAGCGGGCAGGATTTGATCGAGGTGCTGCATCCTGCACCATCGTTGGTACATGACCTGTAGCTCGATGGCCCAATGCAGTTCACTTATCCAGTGCATCAGTTCCTCCTGAGCCTGACATTGCTCGCACGCTCGATGCCCTCCAATGAGTTGGCGATGCGGACCAGACTGATCGCCACCGAGGTCAGCAACGCTGCCTCGGGGTTGACGTGTGCAGCGAAGTCATAGACCCCCGCTTCAAGCCTGTGCTGCAGCAACTCACGCAGCTTGATTTCGTCATCGTTATCTGCCATTTGACATTCCCTTCCTAAGTTACGCCCGGGGCGTATGTTATTCGACGTCGCCCTGCTGCACGAGGACACTATGCCGGGGCAGCTTCTTCTCGCGCTTGGCCTCCTTCCATTCGGCGCGCAACGATTTGCGCATGAAGCGATGCGACACCATCTTGAGCATGGTCGAGCGGATGTGGCTCATGTCCATCTTGAGGATGTCTTGGTCGCGGGTGCAGGTGACATCGGCGTTCTGCAGTTTGCCGATGTCCTTCTCGATCTTGATGATCTCGCGCCTGACGTCCTCCAGCAGGGTGTCGAAGCGCACGATGTAGTAGCCGACGATCACCGCAAGCAGGGTGAACAGGGCCCCCATGATCCACAGGGGATCAACGACCATCTCTTTCATTCTCAATCCTCAATTGATGCTCGACCTCCACTGAACGATAGTGGGAGACCAGCAGGTTGACAAGTATAGCCACCGCGAAGCACAGCACGATGACGATGATGGTGCGGCGGCCCGATAGCCGCCGCCTTGTTTGTTCGCTCATGCGCATTGCTGAGAGCCTAGTACAGCTTGACGGCGCGCGCCGTCGCCAGCGCGTTGACCAGCAGCATGAAGGTGTCCTCGCTTTGGCGACCGGCGTAGCGTTCGCAGGCTTGGATCAGGGCGAGGTGCGCGGCTCCCTTGGTCGGCAGCGGACCCTTGGCTTGGCCGCTATCGTCCGTCGTGCGCTTCGCCTTGTCGGGGTCGCCGCCGGATGGCATGACATGCAGCTCGTTCTTGTAGAAGTAGAGGCGCATGGCCTCGTCCTCGGTCAGCACGCGCTGCTCGCTGTAGGTGCCGGTGTAGACGAACACTTGGCCCGGCTTGAGGTTCGTGATCGACTTCAGGGCGTCCTGCATTAGGGTGGTGCCCTTGGGATAGTGCGAGCGCACGATGGCGCTCTTGGCAATTGGCTTAGTCATTTTCATTATCCTTCTTACTTACGGTTATCGCGGATCACTACACCGGGGATACGGTGCTTGGCGAGATTGACGTCGTCTAGCCAGCCTTCTGGCATCTCGTCGATGTCGGCAGGGAAGCCTTGCTTGGCCCAGCGATTGGCGACCCGGTAGGCCGCTTCGCGGGTGGTGAGGTAGGCTTCGCGATGGACCACGGTGCGGTCGCCGTTCGGCTTGATGTCGGGTAGCTCGACGGTGACGCGCCACCTGTTGTTGGTCGGCTCGCCACGCATCACGATTTTGACTGACATAGTTCGTCTCCTGTTGCTGGTAAAAAGGACGACGCGCACCGATGAGGGTCAATGCGCGCCGCCAAGTTACCGCTGGTCCCTGCCTCCGCGGATCAGGGTGCACAGCGGGTTAGTGACCGCTCGGGAATTACGCCCCGGGCGGAATGGGGTAGCGTCGAATTCTGAGAGCCGATTTAGCGGACACCCCCTGACATCATCTGCTGCCACGTCGGCAGCAAGAGAGGGGCAGGGTCGGCGCTGAGCCAGCCTAGCCACCACAGCAGGCCGACGATGAATAGGATCGAGCTGAGGAACAGGGTCAGCACGGCACCGAACAAGACCAACTCGTCGTTGGTCCGGCGGCAGCCATTTAATCCTTCGACCCAGCCCAAGGCCGAGATCGCCATCACGAGTGTTGCGACGCTTAGCATTTAAGTCTCCTGTGTAAGGTGAGGCAGATAGTGCAATCGACCTTGTCGAGGTCGGTAGTCTTGAACACAGCGTGCGGATGATTACACAGCACGTTGGTGTAGCGTGGGTCAGTTAATAGATGGCGCTTAATTCCTTTCTTAATTCGGATGGCTTCTAAGTGCGCTTGGGCCGCTGCTATTTTAGCGTCGTTGTCATCGGGCATTTAATCCTCCTCTTGTGTGCGCTTGTGTCATTTAATAATCGCCTTGTGTCGAGGCGGTTTAGTCAACGGCATCAACGAGTTGACGCTTCTGTCTTTGTGTCTGGCCAAAAACGCACTCCCTTCCTAGATTTAATTAAGGGGGGGGAGGGGGCCTTAATGTCCCCCCTATTTTTTCTCCCTTAACCTCTCTATCTCTAAACAGAGAGACATTAAGGACACAAGCAAAAAGGACAGTAGATACAAGGACTTATAAATCACTCTTGTGTCTTTTGCCGTTAGGACACAAGCGGACACAAAGGACACAAGCATAATTAAATCCTTGCCGTGAGTGTATACACTCCGGTGCAGCGCGCCATGGCCCGCCCATCACATGTAGTTTCTGAGAGCCCCGCGCTTGCGGCGCGGCTGCCGCCCCTAATTACGCGCGACGCGTAACTTACGCCCGGGGCGGAACCCACGAACCAGATACGACAAGACCCCGAACGGGAATTCGGGGTCGTTCGCCAGTCATTTGCCAGTTACAAGGTAAAAAGGGGGAGCGGCGATTTCTCGCCGCTCCCCCTCTGGACGTCGCCGATTTACTCGGCGTCCACTTCTTCCTTCGCCGCCTTGCGAGCCTTGACGATGTTCTTCGCCAGCGGCTTCGCCTGCTCGGCGGCCTTGATCATGGCCACGATGAACTGATTGCCCTTGTCATCGGACCACCACTTCTTCAAGCCCTTCACCTGCCGCAGCACGCTCATGAGCGTGCGCTCGCCGTTCGTCACGATGATCGGCGCGTTCGTGTTCTTGCCGTTCTTGTGACCGCCCGCGCCGCGACGCTGCAGCTTGCGCTCGTTCAGCTTGCGCATGATCGCGTCGCGTGACGGCGCGGCCTTCGCGTTCTTCTTCGCGTCGCCCTTCACCTTTTCGCGAACGAACTTGCTCACGACCTTGAGCATCTCGCGGTTCACGTCCATGCCCTTGAAGTAGTCGAACACTGTCGGCCAGCACGCGTACTCGCTGAGCCGCAGTATCGACTTGAACTCCGAGATGCGCGACGCCTTCAACGTCGCGACCTTGCGCGGATCGTGTGCGAGCGTGCGAGCCTTCTGCAGCTTCGCGTTGATCGCGGTCAAGATCGCGCGAGCGTTGTCCGGCGAAGCGTGACCGTTCCAGCACGCCTCGACGAACGCGCGGCAAGCGGCGAGCGTGCCCTTGCCTTCCGCCATGGTCGCGTTGACTTGCAAGTCAATCGCCTTGCCAACGGGACCGTTCGTGTAGTTCACCTTAATCGCAGCCATATCACATCTCCTCATTACGCCCGGGGCGGAACCGCTCGGGCTTTCAACGGGCACGCCGATTGGCGTCCCTACTATAGGGGGGGACAGTCCAGCGGATTTACGCCCGGGGCGTACAGCGCGGCAGCTGCTATCGCGGAGGCTCGATGGCCCGGCCCGGCCCACCCCCATCTGGACAGGGCGGGGCCCCCCCATGGCCGCGTTTATCCGTTTCGGAAATATCGGTTCCAAAAATCCCAGTACCGTACATTGGGAACTATTCCCACTTGACATCCCCGTTCCAACCCTCTAACTCCCCCGCACTATGACCGAACCCTCCCGTTCCCCTCTCGCTTGGCCTTTGGGCTGGCCGCGCACCGAGCAGCGGCGGGCCTCGAATTTCAAGAGCAACCGCAGGGACATTACGATCTCGGCGGCCTGCACCCGGCTGGAGAACGAGCTGGAGCGATTGGGCGCGACCGAGCCCCTGCTGTCAGCCAACCTCAAGCTGAGCCTGTCGGGCGTGCCGTACTCGGGACAGGCCGAGCCGAAGGACACCGGGGTTGCGATCTATTTCAAGCTGAACGGGCAGGATCGGGTGCTGGCGTGTGATCGGTACTTCTCGTGTGCAGGCAATATCGCCGCCATCGCCAACCACATCGACGCCCTTCGGCGCATCGAACGCTACGGCGTTGGCTCCATCGAGCAGGCGTTCGCGGGTTACGCCGCGCTGCCTCCCCCGAACGCCGAGAACCGACCGCCGTGGCGCAGCATCTTCGGCATCCACCCGACGGCGACGGTCACGCCGGACGACGTCAACTTCGTTTACCGCGCCCGCGCCAAGAAGGTCGCGACCAACGAGCATGCGCTGCGCGACCTCAATCTCGCGCGGGACGCGGCACTACAGGAGCTGGGAGCAACACGATGATGTACAGGGAACCAGACGCCATCCCGCTGACGGCAGGGGTGTTCGCGCTGGTCAACAAGAAGCGCCGGTTCGCCTATGTCAGCTACACCGGCAACCTGCAGAAGCGGTCCCACAGCATGAGCCACATGCTGCTGGCGCACGACAGCGACGGCAAGGTCTACTGGCCGATCCGCGAGCTGCCCAAGCATCCGTCCGACGAGTTCACGTTCAGGGTAATGTGGACCGCCAACGGGCGCGGGGTCAGCGCGAACGAGCCTTTGGAACAAGTCGCGAAGGCGCAGCGCAAGTACATGAGCAAGGGCTACCGCATTATCGGAGGTCAACGCGCGCAGTCGCCCATGGTCACGGTCAAGGGCAAGCGCATGACCCTGACGGATGCGGTGCGCCAGTACCCCAAGGTCAAGTACCTCACCGCCTACCGGCGTCTCGAACGCGGCTGGACGGTCGAGGCGGCGTTGGGCCTTGAACCGCCCGCTCCGCGTTGGCATCTCGGTAGACAGGCCGAACGCAAGGCGCGCGAGGCTGAGCGCGCGGCGGCATGACTTACGCCCCGGGCGTAACTAACATCAATCGAAAAGGAGACGTGATATGGAAGGACCAACGCAGGATCGAGGTATGATCGGTTGGGCGATCAAGCAGATATTCAACGGCAGCAAGGTCAAGCGCCGGATGTGGGCCAACCTCCAGTGGATCGCCTACGTCCCCAAGGGTGCCGTCCAGATACCTCACAAGTACGCCGACGGGAACAACACCGGACCGTTCCTCGTCAGCCTGACCAAGGAAGGCGTGCTGATGCCGTGGATCGCCTCGCAGGGCGACCTGCTGGCTAACGACTGGGAAGTGGTGAGCCAGCGTCCTGCTCACGACTATGACGAACCGCGCAACGAACAACCTGTCGCGCAGTTGTCGGAGCCGTAGTCACAGTGTAGGGAGGGAGCCGCCATGACCGACAAACCCACAGTGAACGGCGGCCCCTCCTTCCTCAAGCCGCAGATGGTCGACCCCTATGCGATGTCGGACGACGCGCTGCGCCGGATGGACCACGACAAGTGGATCGGCACTTTCGCCCGCGTGCTGGAGGTCGAGCTGCCCAACCACGGTCGGCCGATGACGCCGTTCCGGGCGGGCGCGATCACCCGGCTCAAGCTGGCCCAGCGATACATCCGTCTGCTGCAGCACGATCTGCAGGCTGCCGAGCAGCGCATCAAGGACGGACCCCAGACTATCGAAGACGTCCTCGAAGGCCGCTAGGAGAACGCCATGGTGCCTCCCTACAAGCTGATCGACCAAGCGACCGGCGAGGTCGCCACCGGACCGAACGGCGAGCCGTGGCAGGACATGGACGTCGAGCCCGGCGAGCAGATGGAGTTGTACGACACCACCACGCTGCCGTGGTCGCGCGTCTCTCCCTCGGTGCTGGTCAGACCCGACGATCCGCCCGATCCCAACCCTGAACCGACACCGCCGTCAGGAGACGCCATGGACTACCCCAAGACCGAGAGCGAGCTGCGGCAGGTCCTGCAGAGCTACCACGACAACAACTTCGTCGGCATGCTCGATCCGCGTACCAAGATCGACATCACCAGCACCATCGAGATCGAGACCAAGATCACCAGCAGCGCGCCGTGGGGCGTCAATGGCAACTACGCCAAGCTGAACTTCAAGGGCAGCGGTGAGGACGTGCTGCGCTTCAAGGGCGCGCAGGGCGTCAACAATCGCGGGCTCACCGTCAAGAACCTCGTGATCGACGGCGGCGACACCGGCAACATGAGCGGCGGCGGTGGCGCGGCCTGCCTCAACCTCAGCGCACCGCTCGGCGACAATGGGCCGATCTATCGCTTCCATCTGGAGAACCTGTTCCTCTCCGGCGCGGTCAACGGGCTGATCATCGAGGGCGGCGTGTACGAGGGCGAGCTGCGCGGCATGTACGTCGAGAACTGCACCGGCGACGGCGTGATCCTGCGCCACCTGCCCAACATCGAGGGGGCCAAGAACCCGGTCGTCTCCAACGTGCTGATGTGGCACATCAACTCCAGTCGCAACTACGGCGCGGGCATCCGCACGGTCTACTCGGTCTACCTGTTCGGCGGCAGCTTCATCCTCAACGGCGGTGGCGGCGTGGTCGCACCCGACGGCATCCGGGGCGCGTGGGGCTGCAACGGCGAGAACACGGGCGGCGAGAACCAGTGCGTCTTCGACGTCCCCTCCAACGGCTATGGCTCGTTCATCGAGGGCGGCGAGGCGTCGAGCGACGGCGTCACGCTCTGCCGCAAGTGGAACGGCAGTGCGTGGGAGGACGTCGGCAAGCCGCTGCTCTACTACATCAACATGGGGCAGGGCGTCATTCAGGAGGCCAACCACTGCTCGTACTACGGTGCGGGCGGCAACCCCATGAGGGTCGTGAAATGACCGACCAATTGCTCCAGTTCTTCGTCTGGGAACATCTCAAGCCCGAGCTGCAGGAAGTCTCCAAGCCGTTCGGCATGCTCGCCCTCAAGATCGTCGAGACCTTGCCGCGCAACCCCGAGCGCACGGTCGCGCTGCGCAAATTGCTGGAGGCCAAGGACTGCGCGGTGCGCGCCCTGCTGTGGAAGGAAGGACCGTGAGCGACCCCTCTGCGCCAAAGGTCGTTGGCCTGCGCGGCACCCCGGTCAACTCGACGCCCGGCGAGACCGATCCGGCGATGGTCGAGTTCATCGAGGACCTGCTGCGTCGGGCCAAGGAGGGCAAGATCATGGGGCTGGCGGGTGCCTTCATGATGGATAACAAAGAGCCTGCTTTGTACAGCTCGACTTTCCTGTTCGCTGAAATGAACTGCCACAACGCCCTGCTCGGCCTCGTCGAGATCGTCAAGCACCGAATGGCGGTGAAAATTCTGGAGGACTAGACATGACCACCGAAGTCCAAGCCGCGACCTTGCTCTACAGCCAGCTCAAGCCCAAGGCGCTCGGTGCGTACCGCGACTACATCCTCAAGCGCACCCCGGCCAACCTGCAGGAGGAGATGCCTGCGGTGATCGACACCGACATCTCCAACTCGGCCAGCGCCGCTGTCGCGCCGGTCGTCGTCGACCCGCCCTACATCTCCCAGACCGGCACGGGCGTCGGCTCGACGCTCGCCTGTACCTTGGGCAACTGGAACGGCACGCCGACCTCGCGGACCTATCAGTGGAAGCGCGGTGCGACCAACGTCGGTACCAACTCGCCGTCCTACACCGTGGTCGCGGGCGACATTGGTCAGACGATGACCTGCGTCATGACCGCAACCAACGGCTCTGGGACGTCGCCGCCGACGATCTCCAACCCGATCACGGTGACATGACTAGACCCTAATTAGGTACTGCTTGCGGATGACGTAGGCGGCCACGGCACTACTGGGGTTGATGTAGACAAACCAGCGACGTGCCCACGGTGAACGAAAGCGGAGGAGACTGAAAGGCTGCATCAGGTCCAACCCGCTGCCGTGACGCGCGGGCGGGGCGGCCTGCGCCCCGCCATCAGACGAGCGATCTGGCGGGCGGTGTTGCCCCGGGTGCCCAGCACGCCGTACTGGTGGGCATCGGCGACGTGGCTCCAGCGGTTCTTGTCAGGCATCGGCTTGGAGATATCGAGGTTGGTCTTGCTGAAGCGGTACATGCCGTTCATGCCGCTGACGAGCATGGGACAGCGCGACTTGTCGAAGATCATGGCGGGTCCGCCATCGCGTTGCTGCAGCAGCAATTCCTCGACGGCGCGCAGCCTCGTGTCGATATCGTTGGTACCGGCTGGGACGCACGCGAACCCCTCCTGCTTGAGGACGTCGAACCCGTTGACCTCGTCGTATTGACTTTTCGCAATGCCCGCCGGGTCGCCGATCACGACGATGGGCATGCGGGCGTAGCGCGGGTCGTTCAGCTTGGGCCTGAGGTTGGTGCGCAGGTGCGTGCGCAGGCCGATGTCCTCGGCCTTAACTTCTTCCAGCACCAGTATTTTTCCCCGGTAGTCCATCTGCATGATGATCGACCACGGGTCGCGGCCGAAGTCCTGACCGACGTAGAGGATACCGTTCGGGTTTGGTTCCAGATGATCCACAGTATGAAAACGCATGCGGAACGAACCGGCATAGACCGCCGTGCCGCTGGGGTCGGGGCCATACTCGGCATGGACGTACCGCTTGACCCAGTTCTCGTTGTTCGAGCGCGCCAGACGTTCGTAGTACTTGCGCCCCTGCGCGATGCGTTCGGGATGGTTGACCGGCAGCTTGAGCGTATCGGCGGTCTGCAATAGCCATTCGAGGTTTTCAGCCTGAGGCGTCATCCCCCCGGGCTGGACGTAGACCTCCATGTCGACAGGTGGGTTCGTCATGGCAGCATGCCATGGCGTGCCCTCCGGCGGCATGTTGGTGTCGGCGATGATGCCGTGCCACGTCGCCCCGCCATCGGTCGGCATCGGGAACCGCCCGCAGCGACCCGCGACGTCGTCCATCAGCTCGTAGTCGATCTCAATGCACTCTGAGACCAGCGCGCCGGTCAGGTTCATCGACAGCAGGCGACGACGGTCCTCGGGCTCCTCCAAGGGCAGCAGCACCCACTCCGAGCGCACGTCGCCGAAGTGGAAGTAGATCGTGCTTTCCGACACCTTCCAGTGCGCGATGCCCGAGAACCAGTGGCTGATGTCCTTCAGCACTGTCTGCTTGAGTTGCTGCAAGGTTTGGCGCAGCAGGGCGAAGCGGGTATAGCGGAAGCCATCGAGGGCGGTGCCTTGCTGCAGCGCCCGGCGCATCAGCTCGAAGATCAGCCCGGTGGTCTTGCCCGAACCGACTGGCCCCGCGATCAGCCGGAAGAACGCATCCGACTGCATGAACTGCGAGACAGTGTGGGGCGCGTGGTAATTGATATCCAAGTTACGCCCCGGGCGTAACTTGCATCAGCAGCGTCTCACGGTCGGTCGGCTCGCGGATGATGATGCAGAGATCATTGCCCGGGGTCCACTTCTCCAACGCCGCTCCGGTGATGTCGAGCATCGCCAAAGCACGGGCGTCGGCATCGCTGCTGTCTTTCAACAACATGAGGGCGAAGGTCGTCTTGTCGGGTCGCGGTAAAGTGACGTCGGTCATAGTGAGGGGTCCTTGTCAACTAGAATGGCAGTGCCTTCGATGGTCTTGGTATTGGTGTCCTTCTCGATGCTGACCTGCTTGTCGCCGATGTAGATGTTGAAGCGCACGCGCTCGCCCGGCAGCAGGTCCTTGGCTTCGCGTTCGCCGACCCCGGCCAGTTTCGACGCCCACTTCAGCGCCTCGATCTTGGCCGCCATCGGCTGGTTCTTGTCGTGGATCAGCTCGTAGACCTCGATGATGCTCTCCTCGATCATGGTCGCCGCCTTGGCGCTGATCCGCTCGGTGATGGCGCGCGGCGTCGAGGCGTTCCAGATATCGAGTTCTTCCTGCAGGCGCTGCTGGAACATCGGGTGGCGCAGGATGCGGCCGTAGGTGTCCTCGTCGATCTTGTATCGCTCGCAGATTTGATCAATCGGGATGAGGTCGCGGGCGACCTCCCGGGCCATCCGCGAGGCCAGCAACTCGACGTTCACTGGGGGCGTTTCTGCGGGATTGTTTTCATCGGGCATGTCAAGTACCCTAGTAGGGTGTAGGGGACATTTCTACAGGATGTAGCATGGCTGATGTGACGCCGTTTCCGCAGCGACAGCAGCCGCCGGGGTTGGTGCGCACGGTCTCCAATGCCGAGATGATGGCAGCCGAGCGGCGTGACATCGAGCAGCAACGACAGCTACTCCCCAACACCACCCAGTTCATCGGTCTCGCAGGTTACATCCGCCAGCAGTGGGACATGATGGTCCGCCACCGCAACACGGTGAACGGCTGGAGCGACAGATTACTCAGCAGCCTGCGCGCCATGCAGGGCCAGTACGAGCCGCAGAAGCTGGCTGAGATCAGGAAGTTCGGCGGCTCCGAGGTATACGCGAGATTAATCGCAGCGAAGTGTCGTGGAGCTACTTCGCTGTTGCGCGATGTGTACCTTGGGGCCGACCGGGCTTGGGGGCTACAGGAGCCTTCCGATCCGACCGTGCCCAACGAGGCACTGCAGAGCATCGAGCGAATGGTGACACTGGAGGCCCAGTCGGCAGCGATGGGCTCGCCCGGCGCGCCGGAGGCGGGCGTGCCCCCGGTGCCCGGCCAGATGCCCGGCGTCGACATGATCCAGAAGCGCGTGTTCCAGCTGATGCAAGCGGCGCGCGAGGCGGCCAAGAAGCACGCTCACGAACAGACGCTGATCGCCGAAGACAAGCTGGACGAGATACTGACACAGGGCAATTTCTACGAAGCCCTTAGCGACGTCCTGATCGACATACCGAGCTACCCGTTCGCCTGCATGAAGGGGCCGACGGTGCGCATGGTGACGGACATCACTTGGCAGGGTCGCGTACCGAACCAGACGCGCCGGGCCAAGTTGTGGTGGGAGCGGGTCTCGCCGTTTGACGTCTGGTGGACACCGGGCGTCAGCGACATCGACGCCGCCGAGATGATCCATCGCATCCGCATCACCCGCACCGACCTCAACGACCTGATTGGCCTGCCCGGCTACAACACCGAGAACATACGCGCCGTGCTGCAGTTCTACGGCTCGGCTGGCCTGACCGAGAACTGGGATAGCACCGACGCCTCGCGCGCCGTCATGGAGAACCGGGAGAACCCGGTGATGAACCTCTCCAGCCTGATCACGACCTTGGAGTTCCACGGCAACGTGCAGGGCCGGATGCTGCTGGAGTACGGCTTCGACGCCAGCCAAATTCCCGACCCGCTGCGCGACTACTCGGTGCAGGCGTGGCTGATCGGCCAGTATCTGATCAAGGTCCAGCTCAACCCCAACCCGCGCCGTCGCAAGCCGTTCTACGTCACCAGTTTCGAGAAGCAGCCCGGCTCGCCCATCGGCAACGGCATCCCCGACATCGTCAGCGACCTGCAAGAAGTCTGCAACGCGACCCTGCGCGCGGTGGTGAACAACATCTCGATCTCGTCGGGACCGCAGGTCGTCATCAACGAGGACCGCCTATCGGGTCAAGAGAACACCGAGGAGATGTATCCGTGGAAGCGGTGGCGCACCACCAACCCGGCGGTGGCGGGCTCGACCGAGAAGGCCATTGACTTCTTCCAGCCGCAGTCCAACGCCAATGAATTGCTGCAGGTGTTCAATGCCTTTTACGGGTTGGCTGACGATGTTTCGGCGATCCCGAAATATCTGTCGGGCAACTCGCCCGGAGGTGGGGCTGGGCGCACTGCCTCCGGGCTTGCCATGCTGATGGGCAACGCCAGCAAAATCCTCCAGACCGTGTGCGCCAACATCGACGGCGATATGATGAACCCGTGCCTGCGGGACCTGCTCGACCTCGTGCTGATGACCGATACGTCAGGGTTGCTGACCGGCGAGGAGCAGGTGGTGCCCAAGGGCGTCGCCGTGGCGGTCCAGCGTGAGACGATGCGCCAGCGCCAGCTGGAGTTCCTGCAGCTGACCGGCAATCCCATCGACATGCAGATCATCGGGCCCAAGGGTCGCGCGGCAGTGCTGCGCTCGGTGTCGACCGGCATCGGCCTCGACGGTGAAACCATCGTGCCCAGCGAGGACGAGATGGAGGCGCAGCAGAAGGCAGCGCAGAGCCTCGCGCAGGCAGGCGGCGTACCCGGCGCGCAGATGCAGCAGCCACAACCGCCGGGCGGGCCCGGTGGGCAGAAGGCAGCTGGTCCCCCGCCAGCAGGGGCTGGCGGAGCGGGGGGTGGACAAGCGCCGCAACAAGTGCGACCGCCTCAGCAGGGTGGACCTCGAACCAATCTTCAACAGGCTCGCTAGGAGGATCACATGGCGAAGAACAAGACCTCGACCGAGAAGGGTGCCAACTGGGGCAAGCTGGGTGGCAACAACGCGATGCACAGCTTCGCGCCGACCGGCACGCAGACACCGGGCCAGTCCTCGCAGGAAGGGCACAGCGGGTCGCGCCGAGGGATCGAGCCGCAGGCAGGTCCGAGCAACGTCATGGGCTTCAGCAAGAACGAGGCGAAGAACTCGTTCGGTGCAGGCCCACAGGAGCCGGGCTGCAGCAGCCAGTCGGGCAAGCGCGAGGAAGGCTTCGCGCACGGCGGCAAAACTTCGATGTTCGGCAATCGCGGCAGCCGTCAGGCGCGCGGAGGCTCGACCGCCCCGGAGTGAGCGATGCGCAAGTTCAGGCTCAGCACGACGCCACCCGTGACGCGGGCGCTGATCGGCCGCGCCAGCCCCAAAGGCAGCAGCAACGTGGCGGGGCTGAACAAGGGCATCGACATGCCCAACCAGTCGGCGACAGAGGGCTTGAACATGTCGCCGCTCGGCTCGGCGTCGGCGAAGTACAAGCACGACACGCCGCAGCTCGGCGTGGTTAAGTTCGGAGACCCGTTCAAATGACGCCGACCAACCGCAACAAGGGCAAGGGCGGCAGAGAGGTCCTGCTGCCTAACCGGGCGGCGATGAACAAGCTGGTAGCGAACAAACCGGGTCAGCCGCCGCCGTCGATCATGAATTTCGCTGCTGCGACACCTGACGGATTGACGGCACCCCAGACCTATCCGCAGCTGGTTCAGCTTGGGTTGAAGGGTGCTAAAATACGATGAGCAACGACCCGATGTTCCACCTGACCATCGCGGCGTCGAACCTCAAAGTCGCCGCGCCGGACCAGTTCGAGGCCCTGATCAGGGCGTTCCAGATGCTCGAAGACAAGGCGATGGCCGACTTACTTTCGGCTCCGTCGGTCGGCATCGTCAACGCGCAGGGCAAGGCCGATATGGTCAAGCAGCTTAAATCTCGCCTTGTGGATTGCATGGAACAGCGCAACAAATACCAGAACCGCGCGTAACAGGAGCCTTTATGGCGCAGCCTACAACGTCAGAAACGCTTCGACTGAAAAATCCTCAGCCGCCGACTGACCCCAATATCAGCCTGCCGAAGGATGTGCGCGAAGCGGGTAAGCGGGCTGAAGTTATTCAGCAGGCACTAATTGGACAGGCTGAACCGTCTGTTCTTGATCCCCCCAAAGAACAGAGCCCTCCCAACGGTCATGCCCCGTCCAATGAGGCGGCCCCACCGCCGCAGGCGGCTCCTGCTACTCCGCCATCGACACCTGCGCCCCCTGCCCTCCCTGCGCAGGCCCCACCGATGGAGCCGGAGCAGGAGCCGCCTGAAGTCTGGCGCAACCGCTTCCAAGCGATGAAGGGCCGCTTCGACCAGATGTCGGAGCAGGTGCTGACGATGGGCGAGCAGCTGAACCGGCTGCAGAGCGAGAACGCGTCTTTGCGCGCCGCGCCGCCGCCGAGCCAGCCGATGCCGAGCGAGGGTCTGATCTCTGAGCAGGAGATGCAGGACTACGGACCTGAGTTCGTCGACATGGTGCGCCGCGCCGCGACCGAGGTCTCGGCTCCGCTGTATCAGGAAATTCAGACCCTGCGGGGCCAGCTGGGTCACGTCCAGCAGGAGACTGGCAACGCCTTCCTGACCCGCATGAACGCCACCGTTGCTGGTTTGGTCCCTAATTGGCAGGAGCTGAACAGGGACGCCCGCTTCATTTCGTGGGTCCAGTTGCCAGACGTCTATTCCGGTGTTATGCGTCAACAGTTAATGCAAGACGCGTGGAACAGCGGAGACGCCAATCGAGTGGCTGCGTTCTTCCGAGCGTTCCTTGCAGAGGAGGCTGCCGTCGACCCGACGCGTGCTGGTGCACGCGCTCCCCAGCCTTATCCCGCATCGCCTGCACCGGGTATGCCCGCTGCGGTGCCCGGGGTGCCACTGGGGACGCGCCTGTCACTGGATCAACTCGCGGCTCCCGGCAGAGCCCAGTCGAGCGCGCATATGCCCGCCGATAAGCCGATGTACACCGCCCAACAAATCACCCAGTTCTACACTGAGTGCGCTGCAGGCAAATGGCGGACGCGGGAGGCCGACAGGGCAGCCATCGACGCCGACATTATCGCCGCGCAGCATGAGGGGCGGATCATTCCTGATCAACGCTCGGTCCGCCCCATGGACTGGAACGGCAACCGCTAAAGCCGAACCGAGGGGTTGGATCGCCAACCTTTAGGAGCGCGGCATGGCTGGTTTTCCTCTCGCTGGTTCGGGCACCACCCCTCCAATCTTCCCCGCCGGGTCACTTCAACCCTCCCCCGCTTACTCGGGCACCTTCATCCCCGAGATTTGGTCGGGCAAGCTGATCGAGAAGTTCTATGCCAGCACCGTGCTGGCGGCGATCAGCAACACCGACTACGAAGGCGAGATCAAGAACCAAGGCGACACGGTTCACATCCGCACCAAGCCCACCATCACGATCCGCCCCTACCTCGTCGGCGGCCAGCTTTCCGTGGATCGCCCGGCGTCGAACATCGTCGACCTCAAGATCGACCAAGGTCTCTACTTCAACGAGATTTTGGACGACGTCATGGAAATCCAGAGCGACATCAACCTGATGGGCATCTGGTCCGACGACGCCGCCCAGCAGATGAAAATTCAGGTCGACACCATCGTCCTGCTCTCGATGCTCGGCCAGTGCAACGCCTCCAATCAGGGCCTCACCGCAGGCAAGCTGTCGGGCAACATCAACCTCGGCGTCACCGGCACCCCGGTGCCCGTCATCGCCAATCAGGCGGTCCCGCCGGTCGCGGGGCAGGTCACGATCCTGCAGATTATCCTGCGCATGGGGCTGGTCCTCGACGAGCAGAATATCCCCGAGACCGGGCGCTGGATCGTGATGCCTGCATGGGCAGCTGCGATGATCAAGGGGTCGGAACTGCGGCAGGCGTACCTGTCCGGCGATGACCAGTCGATCCTGCGCAATGGGCGGCTCGGCCAGATCGACCGCTTCACCCTGTACGTCTCGAACCTCCTGCCCAAGGGCCCCGTTACCGGGCCTCCGGCGCTGGCGGCGGGCGAGTGGGCGATCTACGCCGGTCACGCGCATGGCCTGACCTTCGCGTCGCAGATCAGCAAGGTCGAGACGCTGCGGTCGGAGTTCACCTTCGGCACGCTGCTGCGCGGCCTGCAGGTGTTCGGGTCCAAGGTGATCGACGGGCTCGCTCTCGCGCAGGCCATCGTCACCGAGCCGGTGCCGGTCTAGCTGGCCCTCTGAAGGCAGGGGACCTTACGCCCCGGGCGTAAGGTCCTCTCGCATGGGAGGAAGGCTTGCCGACAGTCACCAACTCGCCGACGCCTCCGTCGGCACCAGCAGAGGGCGACCTGTGGTTCGATACGACCACAGGTCGTCAGTATGACTGGTACATCTCGCCCGGTACTGGGCTGGGCTCGTGGGTCCAGAGCCAGCCGACCGGCGGCGCTGTCGTGCCTACGATGGTCGGTCCGATCACCGTGCCGAGCATCCCCAGTATCAGCCCCCACGATGTTACTCGGGTTCCTACGATCACGATGTCGGCGGTGCCGCCGACCGCGCCTGTGCCGGGCGATCTGTGGTGGAACACGATCAGCGGCAAGGAATTCATCTTCTACGACGATGGTAATACCCAGCAGTGGGTTATTTCCAATCGCCCCAGCTTCGCGCCTTTTGACGAAGCGCCTATCGACGGCAAGCAGTACGCCCGGCAGAACGCCAACTGGACCGAGAGCCTGCCGATAGTCGGCGGCGTGGTGACGGGGGAGATCGACTTCCTCGAACCGGGCGGCTTGATGCGTCACCCCGGGCCGTACCCGAACGGCTCGTGGCAGTGGTTCGACATGACCAACCCGTTGGTCAATGTGAAGCACGGTCTGATCTTCGACATCGTGACGACCAACTCGTCGAGCGAGATCAACACTAACGGCATCATTCTCAATATCTATACACCCCCCGATAACGGCGGCGACGTGTCGGGCATGTGGATCAGGCAGAGCGGCGGCGGCAACGGCCTGTCGGTCTATAATCTGTACGAGGACCGTCCTGCTGGTTTGACTGCTTACCCCAACCAAGGCTTCGCCATCGAGGCACGGGTCAGCGGCGGCAAGCACTCGATCTACTCCGAGGCGGTTAGCGGCGCTGCGTTCCTCGCAGTCATCGGCAGCACCGACGTCACCGGCTCTGGTCTGATCGTTAAGCCGCGCGCAACCGGCGACATGAACCGCCGGGCCGTTCAGGTCCTGAACGCGGCGGGCGACGCTGAAAGTTTCTACGCCAACTTGGCGGGCGATATACTCGCGAACAGCTCGCTGTTCACCGGGCAGATGATGATCGCGACGGCGACGCCGCAGATCGCCTTTGTCGACGTGCCGTCCGGTTTGAAGAAGTACCTGCGCAGCCATGACGGCCTGCTTGAAGTCCTCAAAGACGACTACTCGGTCGCGATCTGGACGCTGTTCGATGACGGCCGGACTTATCAAGGCGGCGTCGCTTACGCATTGACGCCGGACCCTGCGGCGTCGGCCATCGAGCTGGTCACGGCTGAGTGGGTGCGCGCCAAGGGGTATTTGGTCGGTGGTGATCTTGATTTCTTGCCACTTACCGGCGGCACCCTCACAGGCTCGCTGTCGATCAACGCTGACAACCCCATACCATGGACGACGCCGCAGCTGCTGATCACTGGCATCCTGCCGTCGATCAGTCTTGTCGGTACCGCGCCCGAAAGTGATGCCGACAATTATGGTGGTTTCATCGGCTTCTTCGATGGTCCCGACTATGCGACCAGCGCAGGGCGAGGCGGCATCGGTTGGTACAGCGACGGCTCGAACATTATCTCGCTGTGGCAGACCCATCTCGGCGGCATCACGCACAAGGCCGACGGTAATTTTATCGTCAACGTCGGCAGCATGGGTTTGCTCGGTAGTCTTTTCGTCTGTTACGACAACCACATCGAGCTGACCGCACCGATCTATTTCCAGACGGTAGACGTTGACGCGGCAGATGACCGGGGTGCGACCACAGGGTGGGTCAGGGCACAAGGTTACACGACGGTCAGCGGCGGCTATCTGCCACTTTCAGGCGGCACGCTGACTGGCGATTTGAAGATCAGCGATGGCATACCCGCTCCGGCTGGCACGGGCATGTGGTTGTTCGAGACTGGCTGGATCAGCGTGTGGGGCGTTTCGCCGGGTATTGATTTTGAAACTTGGACGAACGCTGTCGGCGAAAAGAACTGGCAGATGATGTCACCGCAAGAGGCGGGCGGAGCGATCTACCTCGATGCGCTGTCGGACGATTGGCTCACGACGCAGACACGGTTCACATTTTTACGCAATGGCACCTTTGGCGCAGATTGGCTGTCCTCGAAGGGTGCCGACATTTACGGCACCGTCGCCGACGATCCCTTCATTGCGCTGTCGGCGACTGACGCGCCCGCCAACCGGCGGTTCTGGAATATGGTCACGAGCGGTGGCGACCTCCTCGCGATCTTCTTGGATGACGCCTTCGCGACGCAGTCGTTCATCCGGTATTACCGCACGGGCGGCGTTGATCTGCACGGCGATCTGCTTATTGACGTTGGTACGACGACCAGCGTGAGCGCGCTCGGCATCGTCAACCGTGGCGCGAACGGCGCGGCCATCAGGCTGAGCGACGGCACGACGAACCGCTACATCCGCTCAGTTGCGGGCTTCTTGCAGTTTATGAACAGCACGTTCTCGGCGGCTGTTTTCAGCATTGATGACACCGGCAATACCTCGCAACCCGGCCTCGCCCATGCTGGCGGGACTATCCCCCCGACCTCCAACGACGACACGCTGATCACGTCGGCGTGGGCGCGCACCAATATTACTGGCGGCGGTGGTGGCGGCGCGCCGACCGGCCCTGCTGGCGGCGCGCTGGCAGGCACTTACCCCAACCCGACGCTGGTCGGCGGACCGCTGTCGAACTACCAGACCATCGCGGGCATGCCGACGTCCTTGCCGCCGTCTGGTGCGGCAGGGGGTGCGCTGTCGGGCACCTACCCCAACCCGGGTTTGTCGTGGATCAGTCGCACCGCCGCACAGACCCTCGCTATCGGCACGGGCGGCACGCTGGGGAGCAACGCCTTCACGTCGACGGCCTACCAGCCCGCCGGGTCATATCAGACTGCAGACGCCACTCTGACCGCTCTGGCGGGCATCGCTGCGACGGCAGGGGTGATCGAGCAGACGTCGGGTGACGTGTTTGGCATCCGGCTGATCGGCGTCGCCAACGCGACTGACCTGCTGACCCGTGCCGGTGGCGATGCGCGCTACGCGGCGCTCTCACATACCCACACGGCGAGCCAGATCACCGACTTCGCCGAGGCGCTGGACGACCGGGTGGCGGCGCTGCTGGTGCAGGGCACCAACATTACGCTGACCTACAATGATGTCGCCAACACGCTGACGATTGCCGCGACTGGCGGAGGTGCTGCGACAGTGGTTGGTGTCACGCCGCCCGGTTCGCCTACTGACGGCCAGCTGTGGTTCGCCAGCGATGCGTCGGCAGGCGGTGGCCAGCTCTACATCTACTACAATGACGGCACGTCGTCGGCGTGGGTGCCTTCGACGCCGTCCTCGACCGGCAGCCTGCCGACTGGTCCGGCGGGCGGCGACCTTCTCGGCACCTACCCCAACCCGACCCTGAACCCGGCGGTCATCGCCGTCATCCCGCAGAATTCCCAGTCGGCGACCTACCCACTGGTTCTCGCGGATGCTGGGCGGCACATCTATCACCCAGTCGCGGCGGCAGCGGCGATCTACACGATCCCGGCCAATGCGTCGGTGCCCTATCCTATCGGCACGACCCTAACTTTCGTGAACGACAGCGCCAACGTCGTCACTGTTTCGATTACCTCCGACGTGCTGGTCTGGTCGCCCGGCACCACGACAGGCTCGCGCTCCTTGGCGGTCGGCGGCATGGCGACGGCGCTCAAGGTCACGGCTACGAGATGGCTGATCTCGGGGACGGGCCTGTCATGAGCGTCAGGTCCCTCATGGTCGCTTCGGCTCCGCAGCTGCCACAAGTCAGCGTCATCACGACGGCTGGCACGGGCAGCGTGCCGGTTCCGGCTGGCTTCTCGAAATACACCGCCGAGGCGATTGGCGGCGGCGGCAACGGTTTCGGCTCGACCACCAACGCCAACAAGGCGGGCGGCGGTGGCGGGCGCTGGGCGATCAGCGCGCCCAAGATCGCAGTCTCGCCGGGCAACTCGATCTTCTACAGTGTCGGTACGGCGGCGCAGGACAGCTGGGTCAACACGACCAACGCGCCGCCGTCCTTGGCTTCGACTGGCTGCCTCGCCAAGGCAGGCACGAACGCGGCCTCTGGTGTCGCCGGTAACGGCGCAGCGACCGGGTCGATCAATGCGTCGACCAACGCGGGTGGCACGGGTGCTACGGGCAACAACGCGGTCGGCGGCGGAGCAGCAGGCGCTTCAGGTGTAGGCTCCGGTCAGACAGCAGGAACCGATACCACCGGCTTGTCGGCGCAGCTGATGGGCGGCGGTACAGGCGGCGCGTCGCTCACGGCAGGCACCGCACCGGGCGGCGGCGGCGGCTCGTCGGCGACAGCAGGCACCAATCCCGCAGGCGCAGTCGGGCGCGTGCGCATCACCTTCTATGTGAACTGATATGGCTGCTCTCGACTTCCCCTCCTCGCCTGCGCTTAACCAGCTTTTCGCTGCGGGTAACGGCGTCACCTACAAGTGGAACGGGACCAACTGGGTGACGGTCTCGACCAGCAGCAGTTGGCTGCTGCTGACCGGCGGCACGCTGACTGGCGCGCTGATCATCGACATGCCGACGTCGGGCAGCAATATCATCGTCGGCTCGTTCGCGGATGACCCGTCCTATAATGCCATCTCGCTGAACGGCGACGCGACTGGCGCGGGCATGGCGGGATTGCTGGGCGGCGGTGCTAGCGGCGATCTCTATATCGCAACCCCAACCGGGCACGCGATGACTTTTAGGGTTGGTGGTGTTGACCGGGCGATCCTGAACAACACCGTCTTCCAGATGAACAACGGCACGGTGATCGCGTCGGGCGGCGACATCCTTGCCTATCGCTACGGCACCAACGCGACGGCGATCATTCGAGCGACGTCGGTGTCTGATGACGCCTACGCGCCGCCCTTCCTGTCGATGTGGCGGACCAGCGGATCGAATACTGCCGCGCCCGGTGGCAGCACGTTGGGTTCACTACGCTTTGAGGGTCTGGGGTCGGACAACGGCTATGCCTATTGGGGTGGCCTGTCTGGCGACATGATCGGAGCCAACGCGGTCAACGGCGGTGTCAGCGATCTGCAAATGTGGGCCAACCTCGGCGGCAACGCCGTGGCGATGATGCGTTGGTCGGGTGCCAGTCAGAACATCCAAGCCTACTACCCGCTCGTCGCGGACAGGTTCACCACCACTGCCGCCAACATCAACGCGCAGACCGGCACGTCTTACGCCCTCGTCGCGGCTGACAACGGCAAGACCGTCACGATGAACAACGCCGCTGCGAGTTCGCTGACGGTGCCAACTGGCCTGCCCGCAGGCTTCGGCTGCACTGTCGTCCAGCTGGGCGTGGGTCAGGTTACAATCTCTGGCACCGCCACGCTGCGCAACCGCAACGGTCTAAAACTTGCAGGGCAGTATGCTGCTTCGGGCCTGATCTACGTCACCACCGACACCTACACGGTCGGCGGCGACACGGTGCCCTGATGTTCGCCGCCCGCGCCCTTCTTCTCAGGCCGCAAGCTACGGCGCTCAACGTCGTCATCTCAGCCAATGGGACGAACCTCAACCTGCGCACGGTCGCCAACGCGCAGGGCTACACCAGCGGCAACTGCACGATCACGATCAATGCCGGTGTCGATGTCGGCTCGGCTACGACCGCCACGCCTGCTCTCGTGGTCGGCACATGGCCTGCGGGCATCACCCCCAAGCTGATCAACAAGGGCACGATCACCGGAGCGCCCGGTGGCGGCGGTGCGGGCGGCGTCGGCAACTTCACCACGGTGGGCTCGCCCGGCTCGCCCGGTGCGGCGGGCGGCACGGCGCTCAGTGCTGCGGCTGGTCTGCTCTCGGTTGACAACGCAGCTGGCGTCATTCGTGGCGGCAAGGGTGGTGGCGGCGGTGGCGGTGGCGGTGGCGGCGGGTTCAGCACCGGCCACACCTTCGGCGTGACGGGCGGCACGGGTGGCGTGGGTGGCACTGGCGGGGCAGGCTCGCCGGGTGATGCAGGCGACGGCACAGTGCCGGGCGGTGGTGGTACGGCGGGTGTCGGTGGCACAGGCGGCACGGCGGGCGGTGGCGCGTTTGGTGCGCCCGGCAATGCAGGCGCGCCGGGCGGCGATATGTCAGGTGGTGACGTCAACGCGACGGGTGGCGGTGGCGGTGCTGGCGGCGGAGCAGGCAACGCCGTACAAGGTAATTCCAATATCACTTGGCTCGCCAACGGCACGCGGCTGGGCGGTATCGTCTGATTTATACAGGAGAGGTTCATGATCAAGCTGGAACTATCTGAACAAGTGATCGCCCAGATCATGGAGGCGCTGGCAGCTCAGCCGTTGGGCAAGTCGTTTGATGCCTTTGTGACCATCCGCAGCCAGATCGCGCAACAGCGCGTCCCGGTGTCGCCGCCGACGCCGCCGCCGTCGCTGCCCGACCAGCCGAAGCCGCCCGTACCCAACGGATCGGATATCTGAGGTAGGCAGATGCCTGAACTTGATTTCCCCCCGACCCCTATTGTCGGCCAGAAGTACACAGCGCCTTCGGGCGCGGTGTATGAATGGAACGGCGTGGCGTGGACGGTTGGCTACTACGACAGCAATACCCAGCAGCTGGGGACGGTCGGTGACATCCTGAAGCAGGTGCGGACCCTGCTGCAGGATACCGACGTGTCCTCGGGTGAGTATCGCTACTCGACCGACAGCATCGTTATGAACCTCAATCAGGGCATGATGGATATGTTCCGGCTGCGCCCCGACCTGTTCCTCGAAAACGGCTTCAAGGTGCCGACCTTCACGGTCGAGTTGCTGGACGCCAAGCTGATCGTCGAGCCGCAGTATGTGCCGCCGCTGGTCTACTATGTAGTCGGCCTGACGCAGGCCCGCGACGACGAGCAGAACCAAGACGCCCGCGCGACTGGCTTCCTCAAGGTCTTCCAAGCCGCCATTATTACGGGAGGGTTGTCGCCGTCATGAGCAGCCCCGACCCCCCGAACGTTTGGAAGAACATCTACGACGATGTGAAAATCCAAATCCCCGGCGTCACCGATGCTGTGTTCAAGCAGATGCTGTATCAGGTGTGGGGTGATTTCTGCGACCGGACCAACATCTGGATCGAGGAAGTTCCCATTCCCGCCATGCCCAACGTTGTCCTCTACCCCTTCACGCTCGCGAACAAGGGGATGCCGAACCGGCTGTTGTTGCTCTACGATCCGCAGACCTCTCCGGCGCGCCACTGGGTGCAGGGCAGCGTCGAGATGAACCGGCCCGGGACGATCCGCATAATGTACGCGCCGTCGACTGCCGTGACGTGGATGGCTGTGGTCGCCAAGACGCCGCACGAGCGCACTGCCGAGGGCTACCCGGATATCAATCCCGCTGACGAGTGGATCATCGAGAAGTACGGCGACGGCATGCACTACGGGGTGCTGGGTCGTCTGATGGAGATGCCTGCCAAGCCGTACACCAACACCAAGCTGGGCTCGATGAACTGGCAGTACTACGTCACCGAGCGCGGCAAGGCGCGGAGCGATGCGACGAAGTCGAACATCTATGGCGGCCAGCGGTGGATGTTCCCGCAGTCCTTCGCGGTCGGCAGCCGGAAGGGTTGGACATGAAGATCAAGCATCCTTTCGTCAACGCCAAGGCTGACGGGCCCAACAGCACGTTGGTCAAGCCGAGCGACTGGAACGCCTTCCACAGCATGGATGCGGACGGCGCTGCGGTGTACCTCGGCCGCAACGCGTCTGGTCCCGGCCCGGTGCAGGAGCTGCCCATCGACCACGCCGCCTCGGGCGACGACTTCACGATGATGACCAAGGCGCAGGTGCAAGCGGCGATTGCTGCCGCGATGGCAACGATCTCGCCGGGACCGGAGACGGGTGATCTGTTGGCCAGCTTGCGCCTGACCAAGGCAGGCTGCTTGCTGCTTAACGGCCAGACCATTGGCAACGTCGGCTCGACGGCGACCTTCCCCAACGCCAGTGCGCAGAGCCTGTTCAACCTGATGTGGGCGATCAATGGCGCGACGTGGCCGGTGTTGCCGTCACGCGGCGCGACCGCAGCCGCTGACTGGGCGGCGTTGGCGACCATTGCCCTGCCCGATGCCCGTGGCTGCACTATCGGCATGCTCGATCTGGCAGCGGGCGTAACCGCTTTGATCGCCCTGCTCGGTGTCAAGGTGGGTGCGTCGAGCCGCACGCTGGTGAGCGGCGACGTGCCGCCGCATATGCACACGGCGGCGAACGCGCCGTTCAACGCCAATATCGGCGCGTCGGGTGGCGGCACGGGGCTGTTCTCGGCAGGGATCAACGGCACTTCGATATCCGGTGGTGCAGAGAAGGCATCGTCGTCGGCCGCCTCGGTTCTCGGCTCGACGCTGACGGTCGGCGGTAGTTTGACGGGCACGTTCGCGCCCGGTCAGGTGGTCGCTGGTGACGGCGTAACGATTAACATCTGGCCGAGTGCTGGCCCCATCGTCGCGGTGAAAATCCTCTCGCAGCTTACTGGGCCGACCGGCGGGGCAGGCACCTACCAACTCGATACGGCGTGCCAGACCAGCGGCCCCGGCTTGCTGCGCGCCTACACCAACGACCCGATCAGTCTCGTGCAGCCGACGATGGGTGCGAACATCTTCATCAAGCTGTAGGAGTGAGTGCGTTTAACCCAAGGAGAATGATATGGCCGACCACGACAAACACCCCACCCCGGCTACGACTGCCGTGGCTCCGACCGTCACGGAGGTGCCGCCGACCAAGCCGATAGCGGCTGAGGGCGAAGGCAGCATGACGGGCGTCAGCATGGGCCTCTACTCGGCTGGGGCGGTGCCCAAGGTCGAAGGCGAGCCGGTCGACTATGCCGCTAACGCCGAGGCAGCGGCAGCGTACATCGTGTCGCCGATGCCCGTGATGATGAGCGACGCCGACGCTCTGATCGTCGGTCGTTCGGTCGAAGCGCGCTACATCCCGCCGCCTCCGCCGCCCAGCGTCATCGAGCAGCTGACCGCGATGGCAGCTCCCCCGGATGCGCCTCCGCCGGAAGGCGGCGCGCTCGACGCGTCGGCAGCAGGCCAGCGTGCGGCCTACGGCGCTACTCCGCCAATTACGCCGCAACGCGACGCCATGCGACGTGAGCATCCGCTTGGCCACGGCCCGCAAGCGACGCCGACGCCACATCCGGCTCCGGCTCCGGCTCCGGTACCGCCGCCGCCGCACCGGCCGTAACTTACGCCCGGGGCGTAACGATGCCGATCCCTCCCATCTCGATCTCGGCGTTCGGCGGTGAGATACCCGCCATCGACGAACGTTTGATCGGTGACACGCAAGCGGCTGCCAGCGTCAATGCGTGGCTGCTGTCGGGGAGGATCGAACCTGTGCGGTCGCTGCAGCCTATCCACGCCATGGAGAACGCAGCGGCGCGCAGCTTTTTCCGGTTGCCCAAGGGAGACCCGGGTGTCGACAACATGGTCGACAGCTACTGGCTGGAGTTCGAGAACGACAACGTTCGGGTGGTGCGCAGTCCGGTCGTCGGGCAAGACGACGACGGCCGGTACTACTGGGCTGACGGCACGCACCCTAAGATGATGACCGGCGACATGATCGAGGCGGGCGACCCGCCCTACTTCCTCGGTGTCCCGGCTCCGACCATCCCGCCTCTCGTCACCGTGTCGGGCGGATCGAGCAGCAGCAACAAGACGGTGAACTACACCTACACCTATGTGACGTCGCTGGGCGAGGAGAGCGCGCCGTCGCCGCCGACCACTGCCACTGGCAAGATCGACGCCACTTACCATCTCACGCTCACACCGCCGTCGCCTGCCCAGCTCGATGGGCACGACATCACTCACATGCGCATCTACCGGACGGTGGTCAGCGCACAGGGTATCGGCACGTTCTTCTTCGTTGCCGAGGTCCCCATCGCGACGACGGTCTACGACGACAACTGCGCGGTGGTGACGGACGCCGTCGTGGTCAACAACGAGCAGCTGCTGACCACGACATGGTCTGAACCACCCACTGATCTGCAGGGGCTGGTGACGCTGCCGAACGGCATGCTCGCGGGCTGGCGCAAGAACGAGGTCTGGTTCTGTGAGCCCTACTTCCCGCACGCGTGGCCGATCCAGTACGTCATCGGCGTCGATCCGACCATCGTCGGGTTGGGCGTGTTCGGCCAGTCGCTGATAATCCTGTGCGAGGGCCAGCCCTATGCGGCAACCGGCATCCACCCCTCGGCGATGGCGCTGTCTAAAATCCAACCGCTGGAGCCGTGCACGTCGCAGCGGTCCATCGTGAACACGCCGAACGGCGTGCTGTATTCCTCGCCCAATGGACTGATCAACATCACGCCGCAGGGTGCCACCAATCTGACGATCCAGACCATCCTCAAGAGCCAGTGGGCGGCGCGGATGAACTTGTCGACGGTCATGGCGTCGATTATCAGCCAAGCCTACTACTGCTACTCCGGCACCTTGGCGGGGGTGTTCCAGAACTCCAGCAACCCGCCCGATGCCTTCAACGCCTTCCAGCAGGACGCCTTCCAGCAGGACAGCTTCTTCGGCAGCCGACCGGGTGCGTACATCTCGCTGAACGATCAGCGGCTGGGGATCACTACGCTCGACCCGGCACCGGACATTGTGGTCAACGTCATCACCGACATCTTCAACGGCGAGACGATGGTGCTGCGCGACGGCGTCGTCTATCTCGTCGACACCCGCGCGCTCGCGCCCTATGCCAAGTACCGCTGGCGGTCGAAGATTTTCGTCCTGCCGTACATCCAGAACCTCGGTGCGGCCAAGGTCTACTGGACGCCGCCCGATCCCACGACGGTGCCCAACCCGACGATCTTCCGGGTGTACGCCTCGGAGCGGCCGACCGAGACCGGCAACGGGCTGACTAAGCGGTTCGAGTGCAAGCTGGGCAAGTCAGGTGAAATGTTCCGGCTGCCGTCCGGCTATAAGGCTCAGTTTTACCAGTTCGAGATCGAGGGCTACGCCATCATCGACGCTATCCATTGCGCACAGACCCCTCACGAGCTGCGGAGGGTGTGATGGAGACTAGGCCACGCCCGTACATTGCGCCGATCCCCGATCCGACTGCCGACGTCGATGGACTGTTCCGTAGCGTGATGGCGCTCAAGCAAGCCGTCGAGCAGATGGTCGGCTCGCGCGGGCGCAGTCACGGCGGCCTGAGCGAGAAGGCATCAGGTCACATTTCAGCTGAACGCAAAGCGACGATCCATATCGTCGTACAGGCACCCAGTGCTGCCATCGACGGCGACTTCTGGCTGTGCAAGGGACAGACGACGTCGCTCTCGGTCGCCGTCAACGGCAAGTGGGAGATGATCTGGCCATGATCCGCATCGGCGACGAGCGTCACGGCAGGCTGATCGCGATGGCGGCTTGCGTGGGCTACGACCCCGAGACCGACAAAACCTTCAGCCGGGTCGATAGCGATGGCTGCTTCCTCGGCGGCTTCGTGCTGACCGACTACACCGGCTCGACCATGACCGACCACATGGCAGGGGTCGGCAACTGGTGCAGCCCGCAGCTGATGTGGGTCATATTTGATTACCAGTTCGAGCAGTGCAGCCTGAAGAAGGTCATGTGCACGGTTAGTTCTCACCGCCGGAACGTGGTCGATCTGGTGACACGCGCGGGCTTCCGGCACGAGTACTCAATTGAAGATGGCGTTCCTGAAGGCCAGATGCACCTGTTTTCGATGTCGAAAGATCAGTGCAAATGGCTTAGGCTGCGGGACCGCTACCTGAAGGTGAATGGCATCCATCGAGGGGAACACGTTCATGTTCACGCCTGACGTACACCTTCTCACTGATCCATGGGCCCCTCACCCGGTAGTGAACCGGCACATCTGCAGTGGCGGTGGAGGCGGCGACAGTAGTTCGCCCGCGCCCGACTACACCGCCTACATCGCCGACATGTCCTCGACTGGCCATCAGCTGCAGGGCTATGGGGCCGACCTGTTCTCGTGGGCGAAGAACATGGGCGTCGACCTCTCCGCCATCGCCAAGGGGGCTGGCGAGGCGGCGGGCGGCGCAGCGACCAGCCAGCAGGCTACTTCCGATCAGATGATGAAGGATTGGAAGTCGACCTACGATCCGCTCTACAAGGCGCAGGCCGACGACGCGACGCGGATGATCAAGGACCTCCCGACGACGGAGGAGCAGTACGCGGGCAAGTTCGGTGCCGACACTGCGACCGCCATCGACCAAGGGCTGGCTGCCGAGAACCGCAAGCAGCAGTCGCTCGGCATCTCGCCGGGTGTCGCTTCGACGGCACTCGATACACAGGCGCGGATCGGCCGCGCAGCGGCGACCACGGCAGCTGCCGAGCAGGGTCGCATGCAGGCGCGCACCGAGGCGCGCAACGTCACCGGCACGGCGATCAACGCCGGTCAGTTCATCCCCGGCGTGTCGGGCCAGCAGGCCGGGCTGGCGACCGCCAATCGCAATCAGCAGGTGGCGCTGCCCTCGACGGCGGCCTCGACTACGGCCGGGCTCTACAGCCCGTCGCTGGGCTACTATCAAGCCGCGACGCCATACATGAAGGCGTGGGGCGACACCATGATGGGGGCCGAGAAGAACCAGCTGGAGCGCGATAAGATGAAGGCCGAGAACAGCGACGGCGGCATCATGAGTACGCTGCTGCCGTTGGCTGGTGGCATCGCTGGGTCGTTCTTCGGCCCGATGGGCAGCGCGGTCGGATCGAGCCTCGGCAAGGCGGCGGGCACGGCGATGACCTCGGCGACCGGCGGCAAAATCCCACCGCGCGGTGGTCGACGCATCCGGCGCTACGCAGGTGGCGGAGCCATCGACACCGCACCGCCGATGGATCAGGGCAACATGGTCACGCCCGAGATGTCGCCGAGCGGTGGGCAGAACGTCGATGACGTTCCGGCCATGGTGAGCGAGGGCGAGTTCGTGATCCCCGAGCGTACCGTCGACTGGTACGGCGAGAAGTTCTTCCAGAACCTGATCGGCAAGGCCGACAAGGAAGCGCAGAACGAGACTGTCGCCGCGCCCGAGGAAGCACCTGCCGACAGCCCGCAGGCGCAGGCGCTCAACACGATGCCGCCGCAGTTCAGGTCGGAAGGAGCTAGGGTATGAGCAAGCACCTGCAGCACTTCGTCGACAACTTCCTGAAAGGCGCGATGCTGGGCTCGCACTGGATGGAACTCGCCGACAAGGCACAAGACCGCAAGGACCAGCGTGAGATCGCCCGCGAGAAGAACCGCATCACCGCGCAGCAGCATCAAGACCGCATGGGCATCGACCGGGAGAAGGCGTCGGCCTACGGCGAGCAGGCTCGGGCTACGGCAGACTGGATGCGGCGTCGGCAGTCGGGGGGCGGCGGTGGCGGCGGCGGGGCAACGCTATCGCCGGGCTCTCAGCAGTTCCTCGAACTGGCGCGCCGGTCAGGTCTCGACGTCACGCCGACGCCAGATGCAGCGCCTCCGCGAGCCGTACAGCAGGACGACCCGGAACCCGGGCAGTCCGATCCTCCAGCGACGTCGGAACCAGTCATCACCGATGCACGCGGCGGCAAAATCCCCCAGCGTTACGCCCGGGGCGGAAGGGCTGGCCGCAACCAGCAGATGATGACGTCGATGATGAAGGCTGGTCAGGGCGCTGTGGATCGGATCAGTCGTGACAGGATGGGTACGCCGATCAACCCGGCTGCTCCCGCGCCGACTATGCTGCGTCGCCCGAGCGTGCCGGTTGCTACCGATCAGGGTGCAGGCACCGCTGGTCCCGGTTCGGGCTACGGCGACACGGCCGCGCCGCCGGTCACGGCACAGGCGATCCAGCCGACCTACGACCCCTCGGTCGATCAGGGCACTTACCGGCGCGGTGGCCGGGTGAAGCGGTTCCAAGAGGGCGGCAGCGTCGATGATGACCGGCTGCTCCGCCCACAGACCGGCGGACCGAGTACCAACTTCAAGGCTGGTCAGGGCCGCGCGATGGTCGGCGGCAACTACGATCCGAGCGGCCAGTACATGCAGGCCGAGGCGGGCTACGAGCATCCCGTGGGTCGCAGCGGTCGTGTCGGCATCCAAGGCAACTTCGGCAAGTACGTCGGCCCCGGGGGCAACGAGGCCAAGCCCGACTGGGGCGTCGGCGTGCGCGGTCGTGTCCGGTTCAACAAGGGTGGGCAGGTGCGCGGCTACGCGGGCGGTGGCGACGTGCTGCCACCGACCGACCCGGTCGATCAGGGCTACATGGTCCTCGACAACGGCCAAGTCGTGCCGGTGCCGAAGGGCGACCGCGAGTGGAGCATCTTCCCGCCGCGCTCGCAGGCGGGCCGCGATCAGCTGACCAAGGAGGACACCGAGAACCGGCGCGCCACCGAGGTCAGGCGCACGCTGGCGTCGCAGACCGGACCGACGACGCACGGCACCTATGTCAGCCGCGACGGCCGCGCGAACGAAGAAGGCTACAGCTTGGACCTGCCGCCGGATCGGGAACCGCCGATGCCGAGGTTCCCGGGTCCTGACCAGCCGCATGGTCCCGGCATGCCGCCGACCTCGCCCGAGGAAAGCTGGCCGCGCCCGGCTGGTGCACCGCGTGGTGGTGGCGGCAGTGGAGGCGGTGGAGGCGGCGGCGGCGGTCGGCGCGCGATTGCGACCGACGAGCCGTGGAAGAAGCTGGGCGATCAGACCCGCACCAAGGCTTACGATCCCGAGAAAGACATGCTCGACGAGCGCAACATCCACGCGACCGACCCGGAGACCGGCGCGACGCGCGGCTGGACCCAGCAGCGTGTCATCATGGACGACAAGGGCAAGGTGGCGCGGGTCGAGAACTCGGTGAACGACTACCAGACCGGCGCGCTCAAGTACGCTCAGTCGGTCGCTAAGAACCATCCGCAGGAACTCTACAACGGGACCGGCGCGCCTGATCCGAAGTCGATGGAACAGGTCATGCAGATCGTCGACCCCGACGGCAAGATGCCGGTGCAGCAGCGCATGGATGCTGCCGCCAAGACGGTACACGAGTGGTACGTCCAGCAGGGTAGCCCGCAGGCCGCCGACCGGGCAGCGTTCGAGATCAAGCAGTACGGCGTCACCCAGAGCCGCCAGTTCGGTGTGCAGGCGGCGAAGGCGGCCCAGCAAGGCGACATGCAGGGCGCGGTCCAGCAGCTGATCAAGGGCTACGAGTATGTGTCCAAGGACGGCGAACAGCCCGTCGTGCAGGGCAACAACATCGTGATGGTCGGCAAGGACGGCAAGCCGACTGGCCAGACCTACCCGATCAGTCCGCAGATGATCACCAACCTCGCGCTCGGCATGGCGACCGGCAAGCTGGGTTGGGACGTGGCTGGCTTCGCGCCGCCGCAGCAACAGCCGCCAGCGGGCGGCGCTCCCCCTGCTGGCGCACCGCCGGGCGGCGCTCGTCCGGCGGCCCAGCCTTCAGCGGCTCCGGCTGGGCCTGCCCAACCCCCAGCCGCACCGGCCCAGACGACACAAGCCGCACCGGCTCAGACGCAAGCTATTCAGCCCACGGTTCCTCCGCCCCCTGCAGCGCCGCCGCCAACGCCGCAGCCTGCCGGGGCAACCTCCCCTCCTGCGACGACACAAACCCAAGCGGCACAGCCGCCGCAGGAGGGGGGCGAGAGGACGCAGGCGCAGCAGATGGAGCCGACCGAGGAGAGCCTGCGGTTCAACAAGCAGCAGCTGCAGGCACAATGGATGAAGGAGCGTCAAATCCTTCAGGACGCCGCTGCCAAGATGGTGCCGAAGAACGAGCTGAGCAAAGTGCTGGGCCCGACCCTGTCGGCACACAAGGCGCGCTATGACCAGCAGGTCAGGGACCTCGACGAACAGTGGAAGCTGATGGTGCAGGAGCGACACACGAAGGAGGGCCGCACCGCCACCGAGACGGCACCAAGGAAGGTCGGGTTGACCGATGCGGGTACGCTGAAGAAGACAATCGAGACCCGAGCAGGAGAGATCGCTGCTGATCCGAAGCTGCGCGAGAACAGCGTGCTGGAGAACCTGAAGACCCCGGCTGACCTGAAGCCGTTGCACGATCTGGCGGCGCAAATCTACCGGCAGAACAACTCGGTGATGCAGCCGGAGGATGCGATGGACATCGCGGTGCAGGCGACCACGATCAACCCTAAGGGCAAGGGACATAACGGCGAGACGGGTCCGAACGCGCTGGAGTTCAAGGCGCAACGCGATCCGCGCGGGCTCAAGTTGGAGATGCGGGGTGGGCAGGAGATTATCGTCGACAAGCCTACGGCCGACGCGATCCAGAAACTGCTGGCGAAAAACTGGGACGCGCACACGAAGGCCAAGACGGCGGCCGACGCCAAGGCGGCCGAGGACGCCAAGCGCGGCAAGGATATCTGGAGCCGCGCCGGTCGTGCTGCTATCGACTTGGCTCCGAAGATGCCGCCCGGCGCAGGCCCACTGCCGTTCCCCAACTTCATGAAGTGACGCGATGGCCGACACAGACGCCAATTGGATCAGCCCGTTCTCCGGTGCAGCGACGCCGGTACAGGATGCGCCTCCGGCTGAACGCGGCTTCGGCGGCTGGGCCAAGGACACCGGCATCGACGTGCTGCGTGGTGGGCTCGGCATCGCGCGTGACATCACGGGAGCGAAGGCAGCGATCAGCACGGCTGCCCCCGGCATGGACACCAAGCGGCAGACTGACAACCTGACAACCGGCGAGGATATCGACTACTTCCTGAAGCGCGCCAAGACTGAGACCGGCCAGTATCGCGACGCACATCCCGAACTGGGTTGGGGCGACCATCCTGTCGGCAAGACGACTGAAGTTGCCGCTGGGCTGGCGGCCTACGCGCCGATGGCGGTGATGTCGGGTCCAGCGGCCCCGCTGGTGTTCGGCGGGCTGGCCTACGGTCACGCGCAGTCGGAGCTGCACGAGCGGCTGCGCGACGCCCCCGAAGAAGAACTGATGAAGACGCCGGACTACAAGCAGTACCGCGACACCGGCATGTCCGATCAGGCGGCGCGCGATCAGCTGTTCGTCGATGGCTCCGATCCGACCAAGCTGAAGAACCTGCTGGCGGTCCTGCCCGCCGTGGCGGGCAACGTCATCGGCGGCGGCATCGGCGGCATCATGCTGTCCAAGGCCGCCCAGCGCACGGTCAACGACTGGATCACCGACCGCATCCTGCGCAACCTCCATGCCGAGGGGGCCAAGGCGTTCATGCAGCGGCGCGCGTTCGGCGCGGGCGAGGCGGCGCTTGGCGGCGCGGCAGGCATGGGCGGCAACGAGGCGACCCGCCAGCTGACCGAGCAGAACGTCGGCTTGCGCCCGCCCGGCGGCTTCGACTACGGCAAGGTGTTCGAGCAGATGGGCGAGGGAGCGGCGACCTTCGCCGTGCCGGGCTTGGCCGGTACCCGCAAGAAGCCGACCTACCGCGAGTTCGGCCCCGAGACCACGCCTCGGCCGGGCACGCCGGGACCGATGCCCGAGGCTCCTGATGACGGTTACGGCCCCGCCACGCAGCCTGCGTCCCGCCCGGGTGGTGGAGGGGGCGGCGCGCCTCCGGGCCACGCTGACGACCTCGGCGTCGACACTGCGGCGGTCGCCACGGCCCAGCAGCAGCCCGCTGGTCCCAGCGGTGGCGGTCCCGGCGGCGAGTACGGGCCCAGCGTCACACCCAGTCGGCGTCGCCCTGTGCCGGGGCGCGAGATGGTCGAGGGCGACGTCCAGCCGCCGGTCGAGCATGGCTGGCCCGACGTCACCCGGCCCGGCGAGGAGCCGTATGCCCCGCCGCAGGAGCCCGCGCCCTATCGCGTGCCGCAGCCCGGTGAGGAGCGTCCGCCCGGCTACGATCCGAACCAGCCCGGTGGTGGCCTGCCGCAGGAGCCGCCGCGCCCGCACATGCCGGGACCGATGCCGGACGAAGGCGGTGGCATCGGCGAGCGTCCGCTGCAGCCGGAGTTCCCCGAGGTCGAGCGCCCCGGCATGCCGCGCGGCGAGGAGTTCGGCGGCGAGCGAACCGAAGGTGAAATCCCCTACGCCGACCGTGGCCGCCTGCGGCAGGCACTGGGCAGCAAGGCACCGCAGACGCGCGGTGTGTGGGCCGACCAGCTCGAACACCAGCTCAATCGCGGCGTGACGCCGTCGCTCAAGGGCAAGCTGTTCGCGCACATCCGCAACATGCTCGGCAAGGATGCCGACTTCGTTAATCATCTTCTGCAGACCTCGCCGCGCGGTGTCGTCGCCGAGATGCGGTCGGGCATCGAAGCCCAGCCCGGTGTCGAGCGGCTGTCGGGTGATCACACGTCGGCGCTGCACGAGGTCATGGCGAAGGTTGATCCCGAAGTTGCACATGGATGGGCAACTGAAATTCAGAACCGAATTGACGCTGGCGCTCGCACGTTGCCGTGGAATAAGCTGCCGCAGTCGATGCGTGCGGTGCTTGGTGAACACCGTGCTGCTATCGTTGACGCTGCACGGAGGAACCCGCGTGAGGTTGCCGACGTGTTGGCGGGACGGGCGCACACGCCGGAAGCCCGGCGGTACCGCGAAGCAGGCACGCGCGATGTGGTCGAACGGACCACTCACGAGCAACCCGAACATGTGAGCGAAGCAGATGTCCTTACCGAAGACCAGCCGCAAGGCCAGCGCCAAGAAGAAGTCCACCCGGGCGAAGAATTCCTCGGCCACGGGACGCCGGAAGAACTCGCAGCCCAAGCCCAAGAGCAGAGGCTCGCGGCGCAGTTCGGCCCAGCGGTAGAACCAGCCGCAGCGCCCTACCTGACCCGGCGGCATCGTCGTCACCGGGTCGGTACCGAGCGCGACATTGGCATCAGCCGCAGCGGGCGTATCGCCCCTGAGGCGATGCCGCGTATGCAGGGTACGCTGGGCCGCACCCTGACCATGCGAGGGACGTCCCAGACTAGATTGCAAGCGGTCCTGCGGCGTGCGGCGGAGCGGCGAGAGGCACGCGAAGCCGAACGGGTCGCCAACGTGGGCAATCGCCGTCCACACCCGGAGAGCGCCGACGAAACGCGAACCCAGCACGGGCCCATCGAGGGCGTCGAGGATATGGGGTCGAGGGCGGAACGGGAGGCGACGCAGCGGCATAAGGAGCGGATCGCTGCCGATCAGCGGCGGCAACAGGAACGCGAGCAGGCAGCGGATCGCGCTGTGCAGGATAGTTTACCGCGCCGGGTGCTGAACCAGACCGTCGAAATCGTCGGACACCTGCGCGAGTTTGCGACCCGAGCTGCGCAGCGTGCGATGGAGCGCACTCCGTTCCACCGGGAAATGGCACGCGCCGAAGCGATAGAGCAGGCGCGGCTTGATAAGGATGCAGCACGCAAGCGGCGGACGCGGCGCGGCGACCTAGAGTACCGCGAGCGGGTCGCCAAGAACGTGCTGACCGACGAGCATCTGGAATTCATCAGCGAGATTGATGATCTGCTCAGAGACGCCAACCGGCCGATCTCGCCGACCGGGCAGCGGTACACGTCGACCGAACGGGCGCGCACTCGGGCAACCGAGGAGGAGATGCGCCGGGCAGAGCGTACCGACCAACGCGCTGCCGACCGCGCTCGCCGCGAAGTCGGCGAGCAGCCCGACTGGCGGGTCGCCGAGCAGCGGCGTCAGGAAGAAATCGCCAAAGAAGAAGGCGAACGCCAGACGCGCGAGCGGCAGACCCACTTCGGCACCATCGAGCGGCTGGACGATGTTTCGCGCGAAGCCCTTATGGGTGCCGCGACGCGCTTGGTCGATGCCATGAAGGCGCGCCTCGATGTCGCCAAGGAAGCCATGGATCAGGCGATGATCGAGCGTACTCGGCCGGGGCAAAAGCCCCGCATCGGCTGGGGGCTGCCGACCGTCCGAAGCGGCTTGCATCCGTGGTACGACCGGCTCGCCGACCTCAACCGATACGCTACTGCGCTCCAGCGGGAGATCAACAAGGGTAAAGGCAAGGGGGGCAGCACCGAGATCGTGCGCACCATGATGGCCAATATCTGGCTGCGTGAACACATGCTGCGCGAAGGCCGCATCGCCGAGTTCGAGGAGTATACGCGGGCTGAGCAGCAGATGACGTTCAACGAGATCGCCACGCGTCTCGTGACCCTGCAGAACGAACTCAACCGGCGCATGCAGCCCCGCAGTGAGGGCTTCAGTGGTCGGCGAGAGAGTGCCCTTCGTTCTGAGATCGAAGCCCTGCAGAGGCTGCAGCATGCCATGCAGGACATCGGCGGCAAGGACGTCGTCGACTTTGAACTGCAGATCGCTGAAATGCACGAGGACAGCGTGGCCCAGATGCTGCGCGAGCATCAGCGCCGCATGATCGTCGAGTATGTACGGGACCGACTGTCCGGCATGACCGAGGAGCAGCAGGTTCAAGAACAGCGCGAGCTGGCTCTGAAGCGGCGGGAAAGCGAACAGCGCAACGCCGCCAA